CCGATGATCGACTGGACCGATTCCCCTGGAAACGCTGGCTTGCAGCCGTTTGTAGCACTTTTGTAGCCCTCAAGCTCTATGCAATTGCCGCAATTCTTTCCACGCGGCCTCCCTGCGACCGTCGAGATAGTCCGCCAAGTCCTGAATATGGACGCCTTTGTAGCACTTCTGGGAAGCCTCGACACGAACGACAGGAAGAACGATTTCTCCCAGCCCGACTTTCCGCAAGAACTTCTCCGGCGTCAGGTGGGTGAAGTAGTCCCGGCAGACATCATCAACCGAGATGATCGGCTTTCCGCCATATTGAGAAAGCAGCATTGAGGCGGTGGATAGCTTCTGCACTGTCATCAATCCCCGCTTCCCCCGCTATTCACATCGCGGTTGTCCACAGGGGCCTTTCGGATCGCGTTTCGGCTCGTGACCATGGTGTAGCCGTCAGCGAAGCGTACGAGGCACGAGTTCATTGCCTTGGCGCGAACGAGGACTTCGCAAAGCTGATCTTTGCGACCCTGCCTATTCCAGGCGTAACGATATGGAAGAGTGGCTGCCGTCATTCGCCCTTCTCCTCGCGAAGTGCTGTGCAGCCGACACGGATCGCAAACACGGATACCGGTTCAGCGCCGAAATGCGGATGAGTGATTGTCCGTTGCGAGAAACCCCGCCAGGGAAGTTCAAGGGTTCGCTCCGGGTCGCCTCGCTTCGGGTATCCCTTCGTGAGAACGATGGAGTCGAACTCGCGCCTGGCGACGTTCCCGGCTGGCGTCGGTGGATGATAGAGCCGCTTCGTCCAATAGTCGTTGGCTAGACGGTATTCCTCGGTTTTCGTGCCATCACGAATGGCATCGAAATATTCGGCCTTGAGAGCAAGCTGTAGCTTCATTCACGTCCCCTCCTGCTCTGCAAGGCGACGGGCGCGGCGGAAGTCTTCAACCGTCAGATCGGCCAAATGGCAACCATAGGCCTGCACAATCCATATCCGGTCATCATCCGGATCATCGCGGCCGACTTCATCCTCCACGTCGGCTACTTGGGCGAATAGTTTCAGCGCTTCCCGCATTTCGGCGTTCTCGCGCTCAAGCTGCTCGATGCGGTCTTTGTCGCTCAGCATTTTGCCACCCAATATTGCCCTGCTTGAATTCTTTGGATCGTCGTTCGATTTACGCCGAACTTAGACGCAAGGTCTCTCTGGGTGATGCTGCCGGCCATCTCGCGAATAGAGCATACTTGATCCCACGTCAGTTTTGCGCTCGGGGTACGCTCTCCTCGAAGGAGAGTACCGCACAAAATCTTGTCACGTTCATTTTCTAATTTTGTGCCATAGGAGAGATTGGAAGCAGCATTGTTCCTGGAGTCGCCATCCAAGTGGCGAACCTCATAGCCAGCCGGCTGTTCACCTAGAAAAGCTCTGGCCACGATCCGGTGAACGGAGACGTATTTGCGGATATCGTCGCGACCGAAAGACAAGGTGACGGTTCTATACCCGGCCCTTTCCCACTGCGTAAGCAGACCGCCCTTGGTTCTTTGCCGTGGTACAGAGTAAACTTGTCCTAGATCGCTGACATAATATCTTTCTTCATTGCCAACGACAGGCCTCCACACTCCGCCAAATTCTGAGTGCAGGCGTCCGACGATATCGCTCATATCTCATCCTTTCGCGGGGACGTGGCTGTTTGGATGCGAACATCTTCATGAACGAACGGTCCAGCAACGATGAAGCCGAAGAAGCGGCGATATCCAAAACTGATGCCAAAGACGCGGCTGATTTGACCATGCTGATAGCTGGCGTACTCGAAACCGTTGGCGTAGATTGATGGCAGTTTAGCCTTCATGTGCCAAGGCAATGCCGGCGCCCCAAAATGAACCTTCATCACTCAGTCTCCTTTCGCGGGGAGGGGGTGGGTGGCGACGGAAGGGGTTGCCAATAGGTCGCTACGCCGCACAGGCCATGCCAAGTCCAGCCGCCGCCATTGTGATCGATCCAATGTGCCTCATGAGCCGCAGCCCATCCTTCCGAAAACGGATCTTCGCTAAAACGCGCATGGGCATGGACGAACCAGATCAAGATGCGAGTGCCATCCCTCGGGGCAGTTTCGATCGGCAGCCATCCTCCTTGACGGAGGCGGATGATCTCGGCAGCTGGCATTCCGAAGATGCGGAAAAGCTTGTGGCGCTGATCGTCGGAAAGATCACGGAAGAACCAAAGACTGAGTTTTCGACCAGCCGCATCAGCCGTCACATGTGGTTGGGGCGACGCTGCAGCCTCCGCCTTTCCTTTCTCGTATCCCTTCTGAAACGAGATCTGTGCCGCGTCCCATGCGCGCGCCTTATCGACCTCATCCACATTCGATGGGGGTGATGGGGAGGGGGCGGCACTGATCATCGCCTCGTAGACCGCGGCGATTTCGATGTTCTCAGTATCGACGCCATCAGCCGACAGCCTGCGCCAGCCGGCGTTCTGCATTTCAAGCGTCGGCACTTTCGGGGCCAAGACCAAGTCGCTAGCCTCCCCAGCAGAGGGGGCGGTGAGGGCGGCTCGAGAGGTGCGGAGATCACGCAGGGCGCTATCCCACCTTTGCTGTGCGCCCTGCATGCTTGCCTTATCTCGTGTCGAAACACTGTCTGACTGAGACATGTTGAAACAGATGTTCGACATCTGCGTGCCGACGTTGATAAGTGCGTCTATCTGTTCATCCGTGATCATGCGTTCGGCTCCACGACTGGGAATTCCCCTTCTTCGCCGACGCGATCGACCATGATACCGCCGTCGCCGACGTAACCGCACGATAGGCATCGGTGATTGCCGATAGCCATGAAATGACCGCGCTGATGGGACGCGCCACATTCGCATATCCATCGGCGGGGAAGATAGCCGGTGGCAAGGTCAAGCCGCTCGGCCTCCAAGGTTTGGATCGCGATTTCGGCGTTGATTTCAGGGTCAGGATGATAGGTGGCGTTCATAATAAATCCCTCGACGGTAGACGGCCGGCAGTCGCCAAGCCTGAAAGAATGCGGGAGGTCGCGCGCTCGGTCGCTTCGGCCTCGTCGTAGTCGCTGAAAATGCCCCAGAGCGTGTTTGCCAACTCGTGCGGGTTGATGCCGACCGAATCCCAGAAGTCGATCTCGTTCATGGAATGCTGGCGAGCGTGCTCGTCGCTGCACAGAGGAAGGGCGAACCGATCAGGGGCCTTCGTTCCCTTCGCGCGACCGTAATGGCCGTACCAAGGCATGGCGAAGGAGACATGGGCAGCCTGTACATCGTTGCGGCCTGTGACGACGCACGGGAGCGAATGCAGCCATGCGAGATATGGAGGCCGCTTTGCCGGTCTGCGCTTCGGCGGTGGTTCTGGGGTCTCATAAGCAACGCGGAAAGCCATCACCTTACCCCCATCATCTTCGCGAGGGCCCTGAGAAGTGACGTGTGACGCTCCAGGCTCATGCCGCTGTGTGCCGGCGTTGGATCGGCGATAGGCGCCGCAAGCCGGTCATCGTTCGCGCCGACGAGCTCGACCCCCCACTTCTTCGCGAACCGGCGACGACGAGATTCTAGAACAGAGGAAAACGGATCGGGTGCCTTTTCAGGAGCGCGGCGGGTATAGCTGCTGACGGATATGATTTTGGTCATGCCGCCCTCCCTTGCTCTTCCGGCTCGGCCCCGATCAGAGCGGAGCACCAGTCAAGAACCTTTTCCTTGCTGTCCTGAAACGTCTTCTTGTCCATGGACCGGTAATCCTGGCTCATGGCGTGGTAGACGGTGACGATGGAATCCTTGACCGCGACGAGTTGATACGTGTCGTAAGGACGGATTGCTGCCGCCAGCCGTTCAGCCTCCGCGGCCGATTTGCAGGCGTGCTGCGTCATGGTGTGGAAGCCGGTCCGGATCAGTGCGTATTTCCGAAAATGCTCCTCAGTCGGGAACTGTTCGGAAAGATGCTCTGGCAGGCTTTGCCAGAGGTCGTGCAGCGTGGCGAAATAATGCGCGTGGGTTGCGCTTGACCGAACGTGAACCTCGTCAAGAGTATATGTCTCGCCTACGACGAAGCGCTCATCGCATTTCCGCGCCCAATGCCGGTTGACAGGCTTGAACTCTTCGCCGGTCCAGATGAAGGGAAGGGGCTGGCTCATGGTCAGCCTGCCATCATCGGATGATTGCGAATGGCATCGTCAACAACCGGCGCCCGCTGCTTCATCTTTGCTTCGATCATTTTCTTGATCTCATGAGCATCACCAGGGTGGCGAGCCCAGAAGACCTGAAGGCTAGCCCGGTTCGCATCCTGCCAGCGCGCGACCTTGTCGGACGGAAGATCCCGGATGAACTCCGCGACGCGATCGACCATCTGACCGTCCGGAACGTTTTCGAGAGCGAACCCGTCTTCCCACCAGATCGTCACGGCGTTGCTGCCTCCGACCGCGCGGAGCCGGTTATCTTGCTGCTCCTGAGCGACAATCTCGGTGGCCGTCAGGTCGAGAACCTTGGCTCGATCCATCTCGGCTTCATCGTAGAGGCCGGTGAACTGTTCCGGCCAGCCGGCGCGCAACGCCTGCATCTCGGCGCACTTGGCAATCATGAGCCGCGGCATCCGGCACCAGTTGCCGGAGTCGTCCAGCGTCTGCTTACCGGTCTTGTAGCTCTTGCCGGTTTGATCGTTCATCGCCCATTCGTCCTTGATCGGCGCGAACTCGTCCCAAAATGCCTGCCCGGCGACCTCGTACCATTCCCCGCTTTTCGGATCCTGCTTCCAAAGATAAGTGGTGGCGGAAACGATGCCCTGAGGGTTCAAGGGTGAGCGGGCATCCTTATCGATCTCATAGGACGGCGGCTTGCTGGCCGGCCGGTAGTCGCCGCAACGCTGCGCAATGACGCGCTGGCCGTCACGGCTGATGATGATGGTCATCTTCCGTTTGGCTGCATTGCCCTTCGAAAAGACCATAGGAATGATCTGGCCAAGGAACGGGTCCAAACCTTTCGCCCTGGCAACCTCCATGAAGAGGTTGAACTCCTCGTCGTTGCAGTCCTTGGCGATCGTCTGTTTGACGAGCGTAAGCTGGCGCGGGGATAGGTCGAATTTTGTGATAGCGTTCATTATCGCCTCCGGACAGTCAGGGAGAGAGAACCGTTGTCGAGCGTGGCGCCGGGGATTTCCTCCCTAGCCTTGAGGGCTTCGGCCAGCGCCTTCTTGTCGAGCTTCGGAGCGGGTCGCTTCTGTTCGATCCAGAAGCGGGCCGGGATATCGGCTTCGTTGGTCACGACCAAACCCGGCTGGCGGCGAGACAGGGAAATCGTTGCCGTGGGAAGGCGCATGGTCTGCTGATCTGTGGCGACCAACGCTTGTTCGATCAGGGCGCGGATACGTTCGGCTCTTGCTTCAGCAGCCTTGCGGCGCGTCTCGAAAGCCTGTTCCTTCGCCTTCAAACCGGCTATGATGACTTCGCATTCATCGATTTCCGATAATGCGGCGTCGATGGCTTCTGTAAGCCCGGTTTCGCCTTCGACAGTGTCGGCAACCAGTTCTTTGTCATCCTCGCCATCTTCGAAGAGAGACCGGATAAGCTTCTTCGCGGCCTCAGTCTGGCGAAGCACGTTGTGCTCAACGTCCTGCGACATGGCTAATCTCCTGATGAATTCTCGCCTGCCGCTCCATTTCCGGAGCCCCGAACAAGACGAATGAAACGGCTACGGTGCAGAGCACGAGGACGAGAGCCACGGCCTGATTGATTTGCCCGATCATCTCGGCCCGCTTTGCTTCCATGCGGGCGTTGATCTCGCGGGCGCGGTCGAGGGCGGAGAGGGCGTCATGCATGTCCATGAGCGGGCACCTCCTGCTTAAGCCGGTCGTAGACCTTCTTGGTGCAGAACATGACGCGGCCCTTCACCGCGACCGTCTCGTCATCGACGGTGATCTTGTCGCCTGTGCGCTCGTCGGTAACGACGGTCCCGGCGTCAACCTCCATGACGTGGAAGCCGGCAAACGCCTCAGCGAAGTATTCCGAAGGATGCTTCATGGCGTCGGCTCCTTGGCGAGAGCGGCGCGGATGACTTGGAGCGCATGAACGATCCCCTGATGTCGGCCCATCAATTCGTTCGCCCGCTTGTGACCTAGATGTTCGGCATTTCCGAACTTCCCGGCGTGCGCCTTCGCGGCCCATCCGAGACATTCCGGCTTCTGGAACTGATCGAGGGACTGGCAGTATGCCTGGTCGGCTTCCTTGCTTAACGCGTCCAGCGCGGCTTTGATCTCCGCATCCCTTTCCGCCAGCGCAGACGTGTGGGAGGCGAGGGCGGACATTGCTTCAACGCCACGAAGTAGAAAGTCGGCCAATGCGGCGCTGTCACACATCGCGACGGTCTTGACGGTATGCCCAGTGGAGGGCCCGCAGGCCTGTATTCTGTGTTCGGCAGTCTGGATTATGTCGAAGTCGAAGTAGCTCACTTCCCCTCCTCCTGTCCTTTGGAGAGGGGGAGGGATTCGGCGCTGGCGATGGATGACCGGAAAGACACCATCGTTTCGCACAGCCGATTGAAATCGTCTGGCTTTGCTGCCTTGTGATCGGCGGCAATCTCGTTTCCGTTCATCCAATCGCAAAGTGCTTCGACGGCTTTAAGAAACGCTCTACCGTTTTCCAAAAGATCAGGAGCGGCGGCGATCAGTCTGGCGTTGGCTTCACACTCTCGCTCTGTGCGGCCATGAACTGTCGCGACGATTGATCCATTGTCGTCACCGACTACGCTGCAGCGGAAGGTTTTTCCTACTTGCACTATGTTCAGGTGCTTCATCGTAGTGCGGGACGGCAGCCACGGCCCCGGCGTGTGCTTCATCTCAGACATTTGCCGCCCCTGCATGTTCGCGACGGTCGGCGGCGACGGGAAGCGATCGAGGCTTCTGCGGAATGACCTCGTATTCGTGGAAGCCGGTAAGCTTCACGCTGTAGGTCTGGTAATGCGCCGGAGAGCGAAGATCGGCGTACCCGCAGTCAACAGCGATCGCGTGAACCGCATGCTCAATCTTGTTGATGTGGAAGGCCTGCCAGTTCAGGTCTACATTGGCCTTCTGCGATGCCTTCGGGCCTTCGGCGTGAAGCGCCTTGTCGGAAAGCTTCTGCATCTTTCGACGCTCGTCCCGGAGGTTCTTCACCGCGTCGTACAGGCGTTCGATATCTTCGAGGGGAGCCACCATCACAACCACCCCATAGCCTGATGGTCGCGGCGCTCGTCGTGGAGACGGTCGGGATCGGGCCGGGCTGGTGCTGCGGCTTCGAGATCGTCCTTCCACAGCGCCCACGCCTTGCTGTTCTTGACGTAGGCCGGGAAGGTGTCTTCGTCGTCCAGTTCGACGCCCATGCGGCTGTCGAGGTCATAGAGATACTGGCGAGCGCAGAACTCGGTGATATCTTCCGACTTCCACGTCTCGGTATCGACGCGAAGGACCGTCACGATTTCGTCGTCGGCCAACTCATCGAGGACTTCCGCAATCGACATGGACTTTCCGAAGAACGAGCTTTCGCGGAGGTACTGGCGCTTGATGCGCGCACTGCAGACGACCGCGACGAGCGTTTCGTTTGCTTCAATCGGATGCTTGCGGTTTTCCATTTCGGTATTCCCCATCCTTGCGGGCCACGCGAATATTCAGGCCCGCCGTAATCGTTGGTGTGGTTAGTCTCGGAAGTAGACGGGTCGGTAGCGAACGATGTCGCAGGAGCCGCCGTTGTGGTACCAAGAGCTTTGATGCCGGTACGGAGATGCCCAGTAACCGGCTGGACCGCGATTGGCCGTCCCGTCTCGGCGCTCGATCTCGATTACGAGATGTTCATCCACGGGGCAGTCTTGGCCGTTTGGCGCGACCCACTCGCCGAATTCAAAGGCCATCTCAGAGCATCCCTTGAAGGCGAAGCTTCTGAGCTTCGTATTGCTCGATAAGGTCGGCGTCCTGAAACTGCGGCTGGTAAGAGCGAGCACGGTCAAGAACGCGGTCGCATTCGATAATCGCCTCGACAATTCTGCGCTTCTGTTCCTGCGTCATCCCCATTTCCTCAGTTGCGCGGTCTCCCGCTGGCGCCGGCCGGTTTCTCTTGCGAGGTGTTCGGCGGCTGATGAGCGCCAGATCAGCCGGGGCTTCTTCGTGGCGCTGTTGTCTCTGTGGCAACCAAGTTGTCACATTGCCAACACGAAAGCAATAGGCCAACGAAAAAAAGTTGTCGTATAGACAACCATAAATCGCCGCGCTAAAAGAAAGAGCGCCGCCCGCGAGGACGACGCTCTTCATTTTCGGACAAGCTACGCTAGATAGCGGTCAAGGTCGAAGGGAGACTCTTTATGACGTCACTGGCGATCCTGGCTATTCGCGTAATACGGCCGTTTGCGTTTTCGCTTCGGCTTCACGGCCACCTGAACCGCTGCGTTCTTCGGGAGGTTCTTTTTGAAGACCTGTCCATTCGGGACGTGCTGGGGCTTGGCCGCACTTCTGATCTGCTCGTAGGCCATACCGACGCGGGTTTTCAGGCTGTCGAGCCCACCATCCCTGCAGGCGACATTGCGATTGACGATAACCGCCCAGCAGTTCGTAATCGAATCGTCATCGAGGGAATGTCTCAGACGGTCCACTAACTGCTGGGGGCTTTCATTCGTCCGGATCACGAACGCCATATGCCGCTTGTCGTGCATGGCCGGGAACATCGGCTTGTTGATGGCCCGTTTGATTTTCGTAAGGGCTTGAACGCAATACTCGGCATCGAACTTCAGAAAAATCTGAAGGAGAACAACATTTTCACTCTTGATCATCGGGATAATGCTTTCGATGGCAATGCGCAGAAAGCGATAACCCGCTTGACAGACTCGCCCGGATCGGGCTTATAAAAGCTGCTAGCAAAATTATCACCTCTGCCACGAGGTTGATTTCAATGGGCCGGTTTGAGTGCGTGAACACTCTGCCGGCCCGTTCCGTTTGTGGAATCAAGTAACCACAACCATTATCTTTCCTCGATTCATGACTCCTAATCAAGTTCCGGCTTGTTCTTTTGTTGTTCATTGCCTGTTCTGCTGTGAATCGCAGGCACAAAAAAGCCCGCTCACAGCGGGCTGGGGGGGGGCAAAAAGAAACCCGCCGGAGCGGGTCTCAATGGTGCCTACTTCGAAGCAATAGCTTTAGGTTTGAAGGCGCTGATGGCTTTAGTGGCTATCGCGGGCTTCACCTTCCCGAGCTTTGCTTGGTTCTGGAGATAATCCGGCAAATGGACCTCGATGTAGGTCTTGCGAAACCATTTACGGAATTCGCCCAGCGCCTCATCAGGATAGCAGTAAGGGGTTTGAGGGTTTGAAAGTGCCTGCGGAAAATAAACAGGGTAGTCGTGCGAATACTGCTGACGCTCCCCGTACAGCACTTCAAGGCTCTCAGCCTTCCAATGCTTTGCCCATCGCTGTCCGACGCTGATATCCGGAACGATATGCGGACCTACATCAATGCCCGCATTGATCATCGGAACGATCATGCCAGCAATTTCCTGGTAGATGCTGAAGTATCCCGCAGGAACCGCATTGGCCACCAAACTAACACGGTCATGGAATTGCTGCCATGCAAGACTGACTTTCCCATCCGGATTGTACCCGACCTGCGCATAAACGAAATCTGTGAACCCCTTCTTGGCAAGGGTTCTATAGCTATTGGTGGCGTGCGCGTTTCCGGAAACTTCGAACGCATAATATTCCAGCGTGGCCATGCATACGTGCGCTGGTATGGCATGGTGGATGGTGCCATTCTTCTTCACTGCGTGGAAGAACACCGTGTCATCAAAACCTTGCGCCCTGATCAGGTCACGGATTTTCTGCTCTCGACCTTTGGCAGGGGATTGTCCCCAATCGTTCGTGAGCTTGACAAGCGTAGTGTGGTCAATGCCGCACATGCGCGCCAGTCCGCGCAGGGTTAGGAAGGGTGTCCCGTCTCCGAGAACGCCCATGCCCACCCCATCGATCTCCGCCTCAACGACGATCTCAAGATCGAACGTGAGTTGATAGGGGGTGGTGGTCAAATTGTCTTCTGATGTCATTTTATCTAGCCTTTTCATGTGGTTGAGGTGGTGCCCAACAAGGCTAGAAATCTTCCTCAAAAGCATTATCTTGAGGGTGTGTAGCAGATCTAGCCAAGTCGCTGATCTACTAGCGAAAGCCGCTTACCTTGGCCGGGAGCGGCTTTTCGTTTTTGATCAACACCAATATAACTGATCATTAATCATTTAACCAGTGGGGTCTCGGAGGCGCTCATCGAAGCGATCGGGCCGTCAATGCGTCGTTCCTCCACGCCTGGCTATGTACTGCGCATTCAGCAGATCAACGAGGTCGTCGGCCTCTTCCATCTCGCATCTCGTCAACCATGTCCCATTCACCTCAACTGCAACGCCGGTAAATATGTCGTAGACCGTCCAGAACTCGTCATGTTCGTTCTTGCGCATGTCGTAGCGGTTATCGGGCTTCTCGCTCAATGCACCGTCTCCTCATCCGGCGGCAAATGCCCTGAGTTCAAATGATCGAGGTAGATATCCGCCTCGTCGAGCTTCAGCTTGGCATATGGCTTGCCATCGACGAAGACAGTTCGGCCGGTCTCGGTGTCGAATATCTCGTAAGTGTCGAAGCCGTCCTTGCGGAGATCGTAGCGCTGAGCAGGCATCGTCACGCCTCCCGGTGAGCCCTATTTCCTGTCGAGGACTTTAGCGATCGTAGCGAGCGCGGCAAGAGCGTCGGAGCGGCTCTTTTCATCCTTGGAAAGGATATCGTTCAGGAGCGCCTTAAGGCCTTGGAGTGGAGACGGTTCGAATGATCGCTCAAGCCGGTCCAATATCTCCGCGTTCATGCTCCTGCCGCTATCCACAGCCGCATGCTTCAGCTTCTTTTGCAATTCGACCGAGAGGCGCAAGTTATGTCTGGGATCTTCTGGCTTGGGCATGATTGCCTTATCGCCAAATTAATCCCTTCTGAGAATGGTACAAGTGTGGTGGATATGTGCCATAGATGTGCCTCTAAATTAGAGGTCAAAAATATGGGTTGACGAGAAGGTGAATTGTTCCTTTTATGTTCTCCGGGGTATCAAGAAGAAAAAACAGGGCAACCGGGGGAAATCGTGGGGAATAGCAGGCGTCAGTTTCTAAAGGGCATCGGCCCGGCTGCAATTGCAGCGTCCATTTCATCAAAAGCAAAAGCCGACGAGATCGAGGACAAGTGCGAGTATCATGCGCGATGTCTTGCGGAGGCTATGAAGGCCAAGTATGGAGGCACTTGGCATCATTCGATCAGCCACGAGTCAAAGGCGGCCATGATTTTTATGAAATCAGCCGGCCTTTAGAAGTGTCTCAATAAAGAAGAATGCTTGCCGGCGCTGCTCTGGGGTTGCTTTCCGGAGCAATTCATCGGCGCTAGGCATGCTAGGGTCTCGGAAGAGGTCGGCGGGGCTATCCAGTCCGAGCGCCTCAGCCAGAGCCGCCTGCACGTCCATCGTCATGCCCCGCTGGTTTCTTTCCCATCGGCTGATTTGGTCTTTACCTGTAGGCTTCCCGTCCTCGCCGATAGGAAGCCGGTCGGCGAGCTGCTGCTGCGTAAGGCGCTTCGCCTCGCGCCATTCGCGCAAATAGTGCCGCACGGGCTTAGATGGGCCGATTCTTGTAACCATTTCCTTATCGTAGTTGCCAATTAGCCAACAGTAGACAGCCGTAGAGCCAACATTTTATGGGTTGGCCTCTTGCCAACTGGTTGTCTATATGCCAACATCGAAAAATGAATAACGAGCACGCACTGACAATTTGGCGAAAAGAAAACGGGAAGTCGCAGGACGATGTAGCCCGCGATCTAGGTGTTACCCGATGGATGATAAACCGCCTTGAGAATGGAAAGCGGAATCCGTCCCTGTCTCTCGCCTTGAAGCTCCAGTCTTTGACTGGTGGCACTGTCAGACCGGAAGACTTCGGACCCGCCAAACACCCCGAGCCCGCAGGAGCCGCCAGGTGATGGTAAATATCCCGCAGAATATTGGCGATAAAATTCGGTACGAGCCGGATAGCGGACTTTTCTTCTTCAAGGAGAGCGCAGGCGGTCGTTCGGCTGGGCAGCGCACTGCTGTTGCAGCTCTCAAGGGCGGTTACAGGATCTATTTTTGCAGACGAATGTATCTCGCGCATCGAGTGGCTTGGTTCCTTATGACCGGCAAGCAGCCCCCTGCGATGATCGACCACAAGGACGGCAACCCATTCAACAATCGGTGGGAAAATCTTCGGGCCGCGAATAACTCTCAGAATCAAATGAACCGCCGGGTCCGTCGTGGCGGATTGAAGGGTGTAACGCTCCACAATTGCGGACGCTACCAAGCGTCGATCTGCAAGAATGGTGAGCGGCACTATCTTGGTCTGTTCCCAACTGAGGCCGAAGCGCACGCAGTCTACACGGAAAAGGCAAAAGAACTTTTCGGCGAATTCGCGAGGTTCGCATAAATGCTTTCCTCCAAAGCCCTCAAGGAAATCGTCGCCGAAGCCCGCCCGATCATCGAGCGCTATTACGCTTCGGCGCGCGAACTCAATGCCATCTTCATGGCGGCTTGGCGTACAGGAAAGATTGACGAGATCTGGGCCGACTATCGCGCCACCGACCCAAGCCTCTACCTGCACTACTACATCCGCGCTCGCGGCATGGGCGACATCAAGATCGGCAAGAGCAATCAGGTTCGTGTCCGCGTCAAGTCTCTCTTCACCGGCGCATCGCGTGGCCTCGATCTCATCGCATGCTATCCCGCGAAGATCGGCCATGAAGGCGAGATGAAAGAGGAATTCGCGCACCTTCGCCTCTGCGGCGAGTGGTTCCGCGCCGGTCCTGAACTGATCACCCACTTGCAGATCATTGGCGTCGATACCGATGCTTTCACCGATGTCGTGCCGGCGCACTTCTACCGTCAGTTTCCCGAGAGGTTGATGTAAATGTCCGATCAACACGGCGTCGCCCGCGACCAACTCCGCGCATTTGTCAGCCGGATAGAACGGTTGGAAGAAGAAAAGAAGACCATCGCCGACGATATAAAGGATGTCTACGGCGAAGCGAAAGCCATGGGCTTCGACACCAAGATTTTGAAGCAAGTCATCGCTCTTCGCAAGAAGGACGATCAGGAGCGGACTGAGGAAGAAATCATCCGCGATATGTACCTCGCGGCCCTGGGTATGATCCCTGATTTCGAAGCTGAGCGCGAACCGGCGCCTGTCTCGAAGACGAATAAATCGCCAGCAATGGCCCTCCAATCCCCGCGCAAGGCGGCGGAGGCGGCATCCGAGAGGACCGCAACCCCATTCACAGCTTCGGACGATACCCCCATCGTACCCCCTTCGCCTGCAGTGCGCGAAGTCGAAGAAAGCGCTGCGTCCAATTCGCCGGAAACGGCAGATGAGACGCAACACCCTGTATCCAGCACGGCCGACGCGAATGCGCGAACAGGCGGCGACGATAGCATGGTGCGCGTGGCGAGGACGGAAGCTGCCGCCGTGACGGATCGGAGAGACGATCACCTCGATACCCCATCGGAAGACGGCGCAATCGCTGCAGTGAACCCACGAGTGGGACTGGCGGACGCCATTGGCGTCGAACCGTCGTCTTCCGCACCCATCGCTCCGGCCTCTCAAGGCGAAGCCGAAGCCCCCAGCGCCGAGCGCGTAACTCCCCATAGATCGGGCAGCGCCGCCGCCAACGCAGGAGGCAGCCATGTAGACGTTCAAATTTCTGCCGCAACACATCAGGCCGGCGCTCTCGTCAAACCTGCGCCGGCCAAATCTCCGCTGCGTCCTCATTGCCTGAACCCTGGCGAGGGCTGCGGCGGGTACGGAACGAACCATTGCCACCGTTGCAGGGTCGCGATGCGGGAAGGGGAAGCGGCATGAGTTGCTTTTGCGATTACGACCCGCCGGAATTCTACTGCCGCTCTACCCCGAAGGCGAAGAAGAAGCATTATTGCTTCGAGTGCCGCGGCATCATCGCCGCTGGCGAGACCTACGAATATGTCAGCGGGAAGTGGGAAGGTTACTTCTCTGCTTTCAAGACATGCATTCGCTGCGTCGACCTTCGGACGTGGGTGAAAAACAACGTGCCTTGCTTGTGCTGGGCTCACGGAAACCTCTGGGAAGATCTGTTCGATACGGTGGAGGATGCTCAGCGTCGCGCCGGTTCTGAGGCGCCGGGGTTGCTATTCGGCTTCTATCGTCGTCGCGAAATGATCAGCCGGCACAATGCCGCGACGAGGGCTGCAGCATGACAAAAGCAGCCTTCGAAAAGATCGCGTCTGCTCTACGGGACATTCCCGCACGTCGATATCGCACCATCACCTTCACCCCTGACGGCACGGTCATCATCACCTGTGCAGAAACCGGGAAATCCGCATCTGGTCAAAATCTCCAACAGGCTGAAGCCAATTTCAGGAGGCTCGCATGACACAGTTTCTCTCAGGCGCATTGGCCGGCTTCCTCGTCGGCGGCTTTGTCGGGGTTATCACCTCCGCTCTTCTATTCGCAGCCAAGGGTGACGCATACGCCCAGGCGCGGTCCGACGAAGAGCAGATGGAAGCCCTCATCGCCAACCGTATCGAACATGAGATCGTGGCCGGCGCGCGTCTCCTGAATTGACGTGGGCGGGGACCCCCAACCACCACGTCACGGCTCCGGGTCGGATTGCTCCTCCTCCCAAGACCGATCCGGAGCCAGCACATTAAGACGGACAGCATCATTCGCCAAACGCAAGACGACGGCTTGAGTGACTGATCCGAGACTTTGAAACGGGGCTGGTGACGACGAGGGATCGTCACCAGCGGCAGGACCGGCGGCGGTTTTGGTCCTGCGGGAAGGAAATGGAATTACGGCATCCAGGCGGCGTCCTGAGCCGGAGAGGGAGGCGGGCCGATTGGCGTCGGCTTCGTTTCCCTCTCCATCAATATCGGTACTGCGCATCTGAAGTCTCCATAGAACGAGATGATGTTTAGCGCAGGAGAGTTCCAAGGTGTTGGAAAAGAGCCCCGAGAATTTGGAGCATTACTCCAAGAGGCAAAAGAAAATGAGTGATTGCGTATTAGCACAGACAATGATGCGGGAGGCTTTCCCGCGTGATTTTCATGGTGGTTACAAGGCTGCGGTTTATGCGGCCTACAGATTTATTTCTCCGCGCGTGAGCAAACAGTTCACGTTGCGTAGGGCGAGCGCAATTTGGAATGGCGAGGCTCGCCGGATCGACATGGAAGAAGCGGCGGCGCTTCGAGAAGCACTTATCGAGGAAGCGAAGAATGAAACAGAACGACTCCGCGCCCGTCTGGCTGCGCTGGATGAGAAAATTGCCGCTTTCGACGCGGTCACGGCTCGCCAAGCGGTGGAGAAGGATCGCAGCTCTCAGGACCACCTGGGCTGAATGGATTTTGCGGGACCGGGACGAATGATGCAGCAGCTTTCGATGTTCGACTTGATGATGCCGCCACCGCCAGCAGCGATCCCGGCAACTCGCGTCTTGAGCAACGCCGAACGGAAGAGAATGTCTGCTTGGCAGATAGAGCAGTTCGAAAATCAAAACGCTCGATATGCGTTTCGGACCAGCCTTCCTTCCTACGACGCCGGGCTTTTGACCAGAGCGTGGGCTGAACTGACCGCCTATGACGCCGCGGTACGAGCAGCGGATTACGACGGGATGGTTGGTGCGGGAAATCGCCTGAGAGCGATCGGTGAGCACGCCTTTGGCCTGTCAGAAGCAGAAGAGAAAAGTCTAGCCGCGCCGAAAGGGAGCGCACGATTCGACTGCCTTCATACTGCATGGATGTGGATGGCAAATGCGACGGCGGCGAATGATGGCGATGTGCCGATGTTCGGCCAGAAAGGTCATCTGGAGCTTGAGATAGTCGGTTGCCGTGCCGATTTCTCCTATGACGGTCTGTTTGGGATATGCGGTGGCGCAGCTCGTGTCATCGATCGGGATAAGCTCTTCTTCTCCGAGACAGGTTTCCACTCCTTTCAGGTGTGCCCGCGGGATTACGTCATCGCCGCCGGTAAACTCGATTGCAAAGGATGGCTTGAGCGCGTCTGCACAGCCCAGCTCACGGAGGGCGGCAAGAAGAAGGCGAAGCTGACGAGAGCTTGGCCGAGCTACGCCTTGCAATGGCGGCAATCCCGTGAGTTCGCGGAGAGCGTCAATCGCGCCGAGACTTGGACGCAATGGGGACCGGAAAAGCACGCCGAACATTGGGCGAACCACGACACGAGACAGGCTGCGGCGCTCGATCGCATGGCCGCAGAAGGCATCGACCCGGACGAAGTCTGGAGAACGCGCCGATGACCGAATCCGAACTTCTCTCCGAAGAAATAGCGGAACTCGAAGCCGAGATCATGCGCCTCAAGGGCAGCATGAACCGCGCAGATAACGGCGTGAAGCTGCATAGGCTCCGTGTCGCCAACCGCACATTGGAACGCCTGAAGGCGATCTCCAAGAGGGAGGCAGCAGCGTGAAAGAAAATCTCGACGTTCGGCCTTCCCGAAAGCTACCTGACATGGAACCAACGCGCCCATTACTGCGGTGGCACGGCGGAAAGTGGATACTCGCTCCTTGGATTATTTCGTTCTTTCCCGACCATCGCGTCTATTGCGAGCCGTTTGGAGGCGCCGCCAGCGTTCTTGTCCGAAAGCCGAGGTCTTATGCGGAAATATACAATGACCTAGATGATGATGTTGTGAATCTGTTCCGTGTGCTCCGTAGCAGCCGCTACGGCGAATTGACACACAACATCATTCATACGCCCTTCGCCAGGTCGGAATTTCGAGCAGCTTACGAGGAGACTGACGATCCCGTCGAAAGGGCGCGGCGTCTCATCATTAGATCATTTATGGGATTCGGATCAGACGGCCATAACGGCGCTCGTATGACCGGGTTTCGGGCGAATTCAAATCGCTCGGGCACCACGCCAGCGCATGATTGGGCCAACTATAGCGAAGGGCTGGAGCTAATCATTTGGCGACTCGAAGGGGTCGTAATCGAAAACCGTCCGGCGATCGAAGTCATGGCTCAGTGTGACGGACCTGAAACTCTCCATTATGTAGACCCGCCATATGTTTGGGAAACCCGTTCCAAGGCAAAAAACTCAAGCAAGAAGAACTACCGACACGAATTAAGCAACGAGGATCATGAAAAGCTGCTCAGCTTTTTGGATGGTCTTAGAGGCATGGTCGTCCTGTCTGGCTATCCTCATCCTATTTACGATGAGGCGTTGGGACATTGGGAACGTCACGAGCGAAAGGCCCTCGCCGATGGCGCGCGGGAGCGCACTGAGGTTCTGTGGCTAAATCCCGCAGCCTCAAAGGCCAATGCTACCCGTACCGCGCAGATGCATCTTTTCGCAGGGAGCGCGGCATGAGCCAGAACACTTCCTCCGCCGTGATGCAACAGCGCAGCGAACCGCACGATAGCCTGGATGATTTCCCGACGCCGCCGTGGGCCACACGGGCGCTTTGCGAATGGCTTGCTCACCAGCAGAGCCAGCCGCTTGATATGTTCCGTTGCCGGGAGCCGGCGGCGAACCGTGGGCACATGGTCTCTCCTCTTCGGGAATATTTCAAGACAGTCGAAGCGGCTGACGTTCATGATTATGGGGCTGGCTTCCCGGTCAAGGATTATCTCTTCGGCATCGACCCGCCGACGGTCGACTGGACAATAACAAACCCACCCTTCCGTCTTGCAGAGCAATTCATCGAGCGCGCTTTGGCGACGAGCATTCAGGGCGTTGCGATGATTGTGCGCTCTGCCTTCCTTGAGGGCGTCGGTAGGTATGATCGTCTGTTTTCGCAGACCCCACCTTCGCACGTTCGCCAGTTCTCCGAGCGCGTCGTCATGCACAAAGGACGCCTTGCGCCGGAAGGATCGACGGCGACTGCTTACTGCTGGCTTGTCTGGATGGGTGGTCATCACACCAATTTCAGTTGGTTCCCGCCGTGCCGGAAGAGGCTTGAGCGACCTGAAGACTATGCAGCCTATCGCGAGGTGGCAGCATGACCCCCTCCGAATCCCACACCCTCACCCCCTCAATGCGCTCCCGTATCCTCTATATGTGGGATAGCGGAACGGACACATACGATATCGCTGAAGCGCTAGGGCTTCCTCACGAAAGCATCGTCTACAACGCCATCTATTACCACAAGCATAAATTGGCGAAGGCAGAAGAGGCCAGGGAGAAGCAGCGCAGATATGCCCGTGAATATCAGCGCCGCCAGCGCGAGGAACTACGCAAGGCGAGGGCTGAGCGATGACCGAAATCCTGTCCCGCCAGCAGTACCACGAAGCCATCGCCAAGCCGAAGCGCGGGAACAAGTACAAATCCGTCCGCACGCTATTCGACGGGCAATGGTTCGATAGCAAGCGCGAGGCGGAAGTCTACGGCGAACTGAAGCTCCTTGAGCGAGCCGGCCGGATCTCCGGTTTCGAGCGCCAGCGCAAATTCAACCTGATCGTCAACGGCGAGATCATCGGAAGCTACCGCGCCGACTTTGCCTTCATAGACCACGACAAGGACAGCCGATTCCGAGTGGTCGATGTGAAAGGCGTGATCACTCGAGACTTCCGGCGCGTCCAGAAGATCATCAAGGCTATTTATGGCATCAACGTTGAGGTGTGGAGATGATGGAAGATGACGACGCCAAGCCAATTTTTGATGCGGCATTCTCCGCGATACGCGACATAGCTGACGAGTTCGTCGGTGGTCTAAATAGCTTCAAGCGACTGAACGATTTCTTCAAAAATGAGACTTCGCATCTGCCGCCATTTGTGATCGCCCGAATCGGTTCAGCCGTCGAAGACTTCCACAAAATTTGTGAGAGCCACATCGAGATTGTCGCATTGGTTAAGATGATGGCGCTCAATGTCTCGGACGCTGGGCAGATGCCATCCTACCCATTCGCCACGTCTAAGCGCGAAAAGACAGATTTCGTAACCATCACACCTCAGGTCGAGATCGGTCCATATCGGGCTGATTTCGTAGTTGATACTCCGAGCGGGCAGGCCTTCTTGGTCGAGTGCGATGGTCGTGACTTCCACACGCTGGAGGTCGACGCCCAACGTGACGAGGACATTGAGCGTCGGTTTGGGATGAAGACTTATCGCCTAACGGGCCGAGAAATTTGGAACTCAGATGAGTGGCTTCCGATGTTTGGCAGGTGGTGCCGCGGTAAATTTTTCGACCGAAGCAAAGATCTATGGATGCAGGAATGGGAGCATAGGACCAGGAGGGATTGGGGCAAATGAGCCGCATCCGCTCTATCCACCCTGGCATCTGGACAGACGAGGCTTTCATGTCTTTGTCGGCTTATGCCCGCCTCCTTCTCATGGGAATTTGGACAGAAGCATTCGATGACGGGGTTTTCGAGTGGAAGCCACTGACACTGAAAGCCCGCATCTTTCCCGTCGATACCGTCGATGTGAACGAATTGCTTCTGGAACTTGTCGAGTTCGGCCTAATCGCCCGCCTTGACGCACATCCAAAGCGCCCGGGTGCAATCCGCAATTTCCAGCGTTACCAGCGTCCTAAGAAGCCAAATAGTTCTGGGATGCTGCCTGAAGAATGGCTCGATTTTGTAGGGGCAAAGGCGACCCCTGAGACTTCTGATGACGACAGTCCCGGACCAGTTCGGAACCAGTACGGAACTGATGTGGAAAATTCGCGGCAGATGGAGGATGGAGGATGGAGGATGATATCCTCAGTTCCTTCGGATCAAATTGAAAAAGAAACACGCGAGCGCGACGAATTTTCGAATTGGTTTTCCTCCTGGCCATCAGCGGCGAGCGATGACGACGACGATGCTTTCGCAGCATGGCGTGAGTTGAGCGATGCCGACCGTTCCGAAGCCGTTTCTAAGTCGGCGGCATACGTCGAGGCAGCGAAGGGCGGCGGTCGCACAGCAATCTGCTCCGCAGCCAAGTACCTCCGCAAACGCATGTGGACCCGGCTCGCGAAGCTGAAGCCTCCCGACAAGCCACCTCCCAAGCCGATCAGCCATCTCAGCAAATTCCAAACCCGAGAAGAATACATCGCTGCCGAAAAGGCGCGTTCCGAAAGGAGCTTCAGATGATCGCAGTTCGAGAGTTCACCAGCGGAGCCGAATGCATCGCCCATGCCCAGGCGGTACGAGAGCGCATCCTGAAAGCCAAGTTCCGTCAGAAAACTTCACCTGATGTCACGACGGCAGTCACATTTCCGAAGCCGATCAAGGCGGCGCAGATTCCGCTTTGGCGCCAGTTTGAATTTGATTTCGACGCCCATGTCATCGCCTACCGAATCTACCTCAACATGATGGAACGGTTCGCGATAAACCCAAGCGATTTCGTCTTTGAGCCGCCCAAAAAGCCGGTGACTGAAATCATCGATGAAGTTCTTGCGAGGTATCCCGGATACACGCTTGAGGATCTTCGGGGATCGCGCCGGGGACGTGATGTCGTAGCACCTCGTCAGCTCGCAATGTACGAAGTCTACACCCAGCGGAAAGACCTGTCATTGCCGTGGATCGGGCGCTTCTTCGGAGGCCGGGATCACACGACGGTCTTGAACGCCGTTCGCCGGGTGAAAGCGCAACGCGGCGAGTTCGATCCTCAATATCTCAGGAAAAGAAACGCCGCGGCAGAGCGATACCGCCAGAAGGCAAAGGCGCTCAAGGCCGCTGCGGCATCCGAACCCATGGAGGCAATACGATGAGCGAGAAAGAAAATACCCCAGCGCCCGTGCAGCATGTGGTGGGGGCCTGCGAAATATTCGACTGGCTCGAAACGGAGGTTTCGGCGATCGATACTTTGTATCGAGGCTCACCCACTTATGAGCACGATGCGGGCTGGATGAAAGATGAGGTAATGAGACTTCTTGTCCATGGGCGGAAGGCTTTTGACGCATCCTCTGCGGAGGATGGCAAGTGATCGCAGCGCTCTTCGTTGAAACAGACGGATGCTATTTCGACCAGGACGGCGTTGACCCGTGGGACTTGCCGCGGGATGCTCGCCAGTATTCCGGCCCCCATCCTGTCGTCGCGCACCCCCCCTGCCAGCGCTGGGGCAGGTTCGCGACGGGATCGACCCGGAAGCCTGCTCAGTATCGCATTGGCGAGGATGGGGGCTGCTTCGCCGCGGCACTGACGGCCGTTCGGAATTACGGCGGCGTGCTGGAGCATCCGAAAGACAGCCTCGCTTGGGACTACTTCGGCATCATGCGACCCGGCGCCGCCGGATGGACCCGAGCCGACAGCTTCGGCGGATGGACCTGCCAGGTGGAACAAGGGCACTACGGTCACTTTTCCCGCAAGCCCACCTGGCTCTACGCGGTCGGCATCGAGCCTCCGAGCCTCATATGGGGCAAATCAGAACAGCGCCTGCCGGCATACGCGATCGAGCGCTACGGCTACGAGAAAGCGCGCCGGATCGGCGTGATGGCTGCCGTGGGCGGCAAGGACAAGACCAAAATTCGCAACGCTACGCCGCCGCAGTTTCGCGACCTGCTGCTGTCGATCGCGCGCACGGCCTATCAGCGGAGGAAGGCAGCATGACCAGGAACGCCACCGTCGCTTCCCGTCAGCGGAAGTATTCCCTCTTGGTGATGATGTGGAACTGGGGGTGCCCAGCATCATCGGTTTCTCGCTGGACCATTACATCAATCGTGTGTTCAGGAAAGTTGCTCTGCTCGTGGGCAAGGCGGCTCTCGTATGCGTGGCGAAGCTCGGCTCCGGTCAATCGTCTTCTCATGTCGAAGAACTCCTATGGGGTGAGTGAGACTAAATTATACGCCTCCGCCGGACCGCTTTCCACGGGGGTACGCACCCCCGCGCCTGCATCGAGGGCGCTGGGAACTCACACTCCAGACGAAGAGGCAGGGCGATGAGCGATCTCACACATTTTCACGGCCTGACGAAGGAAGAATGGTGCCGGCGGCTTGACGAGTACCACGAGCGGCTTCTGGCGACGATCGAAGGTTTCGAAGGGTATGGCCCCGGCTCTGTCATTGCGAATACCGGTTGGGACGCATGGTCCGGCTATTTCTCCGATGGCTACAGCCCGACCGAAGCGCTCGATGAAGATCGGACGTATTGGGAAGAGTGAATTTCGATAGTCGCGGCGGCGGCTCTTATACGAGGGAATGAGAATGACCAAGGCACACGAGGCGGCGACGAAATTCCACTGGTACGCTCTTCGCGTTCCGCCGCAGAAGGAATTCGCGGCACAGATGATCCTGAGGAAGAAGGGGCTTGCGACCTTCCTGCCGGTGCATCGCTCATGGCGCAGACGAAACAAGTACACGAAAATCAAGGAGCTTCGACAATTCCCGCTCATGCCTCGATACGTGTTCACCGGCTTTCCGAAACGGATCCCGATCTGGTTCGATGTCTTTGCTCTTCCGCTTATCACTGGTGTCGTTGGCGTGAACGGCACCCCTCGTCTGCTGGATGAAGCGGCCATGGAAAGGATCATGGGAGCATACGAAAACGCGATCGACGCACCGAAGGAGCAGAAGTGGATGCCGACCCACAATGAGTTCGCCGTAGGCGATACCGCCCAGGTGATGGGAGGTCCCTTTGACGGCCTCAAGGTTCCGGTGGTCGAGATCAACGGCGCTTATGCAAAAGTGTTGATTTCTCTATTCAACGCCAAAACAGCAATGAATATCCCGCTTGAACAGCTGTATGCGGCGTGATATCTATTGCGGCAGGGCGACTTCGGCTGATTTGTCACGGCGGCAGACGACGGAATCCAGAGAAACCAGACGCGTTTCTTCCACTTGGAAAGCCGTGCCTGTTTTTCAAAGCCCAACAAGCCGCATAGGCAGAGATCGGGAAGGCGGCGCATGAACGTGATGCGCAGAAGCTTTGGCTAAGCTGGATAAGGCCTACGGGTTCCAGAGTCGTTGAGCGACGGCCGGTTTAGCGCCCGGCCCTTCCCGCACATATCGGTAGGTGTCCCTGGCATGGTGGGCGCCGGAACGTCATGCGGAGCTGGTTACGCCAGCAGATGCCGGTAACGGTCCTGCCGAACCCCATTCAACGGCAAGCCAAGGCTTGTTCGTTCTCAAGACCCGAAAGGGCAGGAGGGTTGATCGCCTCCTTTATCCGTAAGCCTGTAGGCTTCGTCAAACTATCATCAAACTCAGCCCCGTCAGCACTGACGGGGCTTTATCGATTCAGGAGAGAGCGATGATCTGGATGATGTTGCCTTTCGCCATGATCGGCGTTGGCGTTGTTGTCTTCGTTAGCTGTCTCCTTATCGGAGAGGTTATCAGGGCGCTTCGCCAATCCAAACGAATCGCGGCAATCGCAATCCGTCACGCAAGTGGCGAACGGCGAAGGATCACGTGCAGGGAATGGCTGTTCTCGTTCCGCAGGGAGCTTTTCAGCAGCTATACCAGTTTGCGCGTCGGTTTTATTGATGTCCCGCGCAATCCAAGCTGCCCATTCCGTGCGCGTCTTCCATTCTGACCGCCGAACCAGAGGCAGATCATGAGCTACCAGATCCCCTACGAAGCTGAGTTCGAATGCCCTAAAGGGCACCGGTTCAAAGCAGACGCCGTGCCGGGCCGTATGGATGCAGAGGCACGGTGCCGCGAATGCTGGAACGACTGGATCCGGCTCAATGTGCCAAACGGCAAGCAAACCACCGAGGCGAAGGCTGTCCCGCAGGGTGTCGCTCTGCTATAACCACCGCCCACCGTAAGGAAGGCTAGAGGCCTGCTGCTTTACGCAGATCATCGTTCATCCGGCTCTGCCAGCCTTTCCCGGTGGCTTTGTAGTGATCGATGACATCGGGATCGAGACGAAGAGACACATGCCGGCGCGGATTATCGACCGGCGGCCGGCCGCGCTTCGCCTTCTCCCGGTCGATGCTGGCGGCGAGATCGGGGAACACTTCGCGGAACGGCCTAGCCTGGGCCAATTCCTCGTCGGTTGCTTCCGGGTTATCCGGGTCGGATGCGATAGCCTTTTGAATTTCGGCCTCTTCCTCTTTGGTGAGGGGCCGTTTCGATGAAAACTTAGTAGCCATGGACTTTCCTTTCCTTGCTGCTCGCCGGCCGCATTGAAATGACGGAGATGGCTTCTGAGCCAAGCGGCTTAAAGATCACGGCAACGATGAGCATGCCCCTGAATTCGCCGATGGCCTTGGACCGGCCATCCCTGGAAGGGATGATGGTCGAGGCTTCGAAGAAGTCCATATCGAGATCGGCGAAATCCAAGCCGAAGTGCTTCTCGATATTGGTCAGGCGCTTGGTTTCGTCATAGGTGATCTTCATGGAAATTGTGTAGCACATTTAATGGGTGCAGCCAAGAATAAAAGTGCTACAGAAATATTTTTTGTACCACGAAAATTCCGAAATGGTTCGGATAGGCGGCTGCGGCCGTCGCTTTCAGCCCCGCACCTGCGGCTTCTTCAACCTGAAACCTTGAAAGGAACTGACCATGCCTGGTCTTTACACTTCTGGCGTGCCGCAGCTTGGTATCATCACCGGCGCGGAAAAGCTTGCTCTCGATACCGGTCTTGCTGCGGGCGCAGCGTCCCCGCAGGCGATCGCCATGACCGTTGCCCAGCTTGCCGCGTCTGTCGCCTATTACGGCAATACGCTCAGCAAGACGCCTGTCTCCGGTACGCGTTACTATATCGCGGTCGATATCGACACGCCGACCACGATCACCGGCGTTGCCGCTCTTGTCGGCGCGACGGGTGGAACTGACAAGTTCATTTTCGAACTGCATGACGCCGCCGGCACGCTGGTTGCGACGAGCGACACGTCCGGCGTCACTGTCGGGACGGCTTCGACCTGGCAGCGCATCCCCTTCACGTCGCCATACGTTGCGCAGAAGGGGCGCTACTACATCGCCGTTCAGCTCAACGGCACCACTGCGCGCCTTGCGGTCTATAACGCCCCGACGTTCCCGCTTCCGACTGGCTCTGCGACTGGCACGTTCGGCACGGGGGCAGCAATCACCCCGCCGACGACCTACACCCAGGGTGTCGGACCCGTCGCGGTCCTGTACTGACCACAGCAATAGGCGCGCATCTTTTATGATGCGCGTCCTCTCTTCATCTGGAAAGGGTCTGTCATGTCCGTATTGATCTACACGATCCAGCCAGGGTACCGGCTCGTTACCGGCGGCGATCTCAACCAGATGATCGAGGCCATCAATGCGGCCTTCGCAGAATCCATAAATGTCGACACGATCGGTCAGCCAAATGGCGTCGCGACATTGGATGCGAACGGCGTTCTGACGGCAGAGCAAGTGCCGGAGCCGACCGTTGTCACCCGCGGCGGCGTCCTTCAGCAGCCGGCTATCCCAGATTTAACGGGAGATCCGTTGGAAGCCGACTTCAATGGTTTGCTAGCCGCGCTAAGGGCGGCTGGCGTGTTGGCCTCATCATAAAGGGAAGCCCATGGCGGCTCCAAAAGGCAACAGGTTTTGGGAGGTACGCAGTTCCCACGGCCGAAAACCAATATTCCCTACCGCAGATGATTTGTGGAATGCGGCCAGCGAGTATTTCGCATGGGTGGAAGACAACCCTCTATGGGAAGACAGAGTCACCTCCTTCCAAGGAGTAAACACCCACGAGCCGATCGCAAAAATGCGTGCGATGACAATCGGCGGTCTTTGCATCTTCCTCGATATCGCCCGCCAGTCTTGGGAAGAGTACAAAAAACGGGAAGGCTTTTTGGAAGTCACACGCGCGATAGAAGAAATTATCCGAGATCAAAAGTTTTCCGGCGCGGCTGCTGATCTTCTGAATGCAAACATTATAGCCCGTGATCTCGGCCTCGCTGACAAGTCGGAGTTGACCGGCAAAGACGGCGGCTCGATCAAGACAGAAACAACAACGAAGCTGGATCTGAGCGAACTCACGGATGAACAGCTCGAAGCTTATCGAATTATCGCTGCCGCCACTGCTGGAGATCGAAAGGGAGATTGAGCGGCGCACATATTCGCGTTCGCTATCTGCTTTTGCCAAGGAATGCTGGCACGTTCTGGAGCCGGCCACCCAACTGAAATGGGGATGGCCTCTTGACGCTATATGTCAGCATCTCGAAGCCGTCACGAACGGAGAGATTACTCGGCTCCTGATGAACGTCCCCCCAGGCTCGATGAAGAGCCTGCTGACAGGCGTCATATGGCCGGCATGGGAGTGGACGCGTTTCCCGCATCTTAGATATCTCGGCACATCACATAAGCAGGAGCTTGCTGTCCGCGATAACATGAAATGCCGGCGTCTCATACAGTCGCGCTGGTATCAGGAGCGATGGCCGGTCGTCCTGACGGGCGACCAAAACGCCAAGACAAAGTTCGAGAACGCAAACACCGGCTTCCGCGAAGCGATGGCGTTCACGTCGATGACGGGCTCTCGTGGAAACCGGGTCATTCTGGATGATCCGCTTTCGGCAGACGACGCTAACTCCGAAGCTGCTTTGAAATCGGCAGAAATTACATTTCGAGAATCTTTGCCAACCCGCGTGAACGATGAGAAATCGGCGATCGTGGTCATTATGCAGAGGCTTCACGAGAAGGATACCTCTGGCATTATCCTTACAGAAGGGCTTGATTACGTCCATCTGTGTCTGCCGATGGAATTTGAGCCGGAGCGCAGATGTGAAACGCGCATCGGCTTTATTGACCCGCGGACGAAAGACGGTGAATTGCTCTTCTCTGAACGGTTCCCGCCGTCTCAGGTCACCGAGCTTAAGGTGACAATGGGTGCTTATGCCGTCGCCGGCCAGTTTCAGCAGCGCCCCGTTCCTCGTGAAGGCGGCATGTTCAAGCGTGAGTGGTTCGCAGGGAAAATCGTGAAGCATGCCCAACCGGGGACAGTCTGGGTTCGACATTGGGACTTGGCGGCGACGAGAAGTGCAACCGCAGCCCGCACGGCGGGTGTCAAACTCGGTAGGCAGCCCGACGATACATATGTCGTAGGGCACGTCGCCCTCACTCAGGACGAAGGACACGCTGTCAGGCAGCTCATCAGTTTCACTGCGGAAATGGATGGGGCCGGGGTCCGTATCAGCCTTCCGCAAGACCCCGGGCAGGCCGGCAAGGTGCAGGCTCAAGATTATGTCAAGATGCTGGCGGGCTACCGCGTCACGGCTCAACCGGAGACGGGGGACAAAGTGACCAGAGCCGACCCGTTCGCCAGCCAGTGCCAAGCCGGGAACGTCTTCCTTATAGAGGGGGGCTGGAACGAGACTTATCTTGATGAGCTGTGCATGTTCCCGGGCGGCACATTCAAGGATCAGGTCGATGCTTCATCGGGTGCCTTCGGCAAATTGCTGGAGGCGCGTGAAAAGCCGGAAATTACGCTCCCTCGCGAGCGCCCGAAACTGAAACTCAACACTCCCGGCCAAAGCTGGATGGGGTAATTCATGGCTTCCAAGAAAGATAAGGCTTCCGAAGATGAGAAAATCGTCACGGAAGCCAAGGAGCGCTTTACCCGCTGCGAGGAGTGGGAATCCGACAGCCGGCGGAAGTTCATCGAGGATCTGAAATTTGCTAATGGCGATCCGGATAACGGATGGCAGTGGGATGCGGCGATCACCACCAATCGCATCAATGACGGCAAGCCGTGCCTGACGATCAACAAGACGCGGCAGCATAATCTCATCATCACCAACGACGCGAAGCAGAACAAGCCGGGCGTCAATATCAAGCCCGTTGGTGACGGCGCGAGCTATGATGCGGCCCAGGTCTTCGAAGGCGTCGTTCGGCATGTCGAATATCTGTCGAACGCAGAGCAGGCCTATGACACGGCCTCGATGTTTCAGGTGCAAGGCGGGATTGGTTATTGGCGCGTCGTCACCGATTACGTGAGCGATGACAGTTTTGATCAGGACATTTTCATCCGGCGGGTGAAAAACCCGATGTGCGTCTACCTCGACCCGGATATCACTCAGGTAGACGGCTCCGATGCTCGCTTCGGGTTCATCTTCGAAGATGTCGATGCTGATCAGTTCAAGAAGGAATACCCGGAAGAATCTGAATATCTCGCTGATGCCAGCTTTGGTGTCGGTGGGTCATGGGCCGGCAGGGACAAGGTCCGTGTCTGCGAATATTACCGGATGGAGGACAGGAAGGATCGTTTGCTCGCCTTCGCTATTCCCGAAGGCTATGAGCGTGCCGGTGATCAAATCGTTGTCCGCGAAAGCCAGATGACGGATGATCAGAAAGCCGTCTACGAACTGGTCAAGGATGTAGAGGGTGCCGTTGTCTCGCGCGACATCATCACCGATGAGATCATGTGGTACAAGATCGCCGGCAATCGGGTGATCGATAGCCGCCCATGGCCGGGGAAGTACATCCCGATCGTCCGTATAGTAGGCGAAGAGACGATCATCGAGGGCAAGCTTGACCGCAAGGGGCATACCCGAGCGATGAAAGACGCCCAACGGATGTATAACTATTGGGCATCGGAGGCGACTGCCCAGGTGGCGTTGCAGACGAAGACGCCGTATGTGGCGCCCGCTGAAGCTATCGAAGGCTTCGAAGAATATTGGCAGAAGGCCAATACCTCGAATACCGCCGTGCTTCCCTGGAATAACTGGACCGAAGACGGGAAGGAAGTCACGCGCCCACTACGGGAACAGCCGCCACAGATGGCTGCTGCCTACATGCAAGGAATGCATATCTGCGAAAACCAGATGATGATGTCCTCCGGACAATATCAATCGCAGTTCGGCGAGAATGAGAATGCCACATCGGGCAAGGCTATCAACGAACGGCAGCGCCAAGGCGACACGGCCACGTATCACTTCATCGACGGGCTTTCGGTCGGCATTCGGTTCACTGGCATGATCCTGATCGATCTCATCCCGAAGATCTACGACACGGAACGGGTGATCCGCATCCTCGCCAAGGACGGCACCGAAAGCCATGTGCAGGTCAATCCGAAGGCGGAAGCGGCGTATCAATCGGCTGGCACGATGCCATCGGACGAACAACACGACGATGTTTCCCGCACCGTCGTGGCGATATTCAACCCGAACGTCGGGCGCTACGAGGTCGAGAGCGATATAGGGCCGGGCTATGCCACGCGTCGCCAGGAAGCGTTCAACGCCATGACGCAGATCGCGGCGCAGAACGAGAACTTTATGCAGGTTGCGGGGGACTTGTTGTGGAAATCTGCGGATTTCCCGCTTGCCGATGAATTGGCCGAGCGCTGGTCCCGTATCATCCCGAAGAACATCACGGGTGAGGCACCGGCACCGGAAGTTCAGCAGATGCAGCAGACAATCGAGCAACTGCAGAACACGATCGTCGAGCTCAACAAGAAGCTGACCGACAAAGATGGTGACCTGAACGTCAAGGAATACGATGCAACGACGCGCCGTATCTCTGCAATTGGCAATTCTGGTCCCGCCATTACGCCGGAGCAGATCGCGCCGGTATTCCATCAGCTTCTCATGCAGATGCTCTCCAACGGCTCGCCTGAGCAACCACAGGCCGGATTTGAGCAGGCGCCGGAGCCGCGCCCGATGATGCCGCAGCAAGGGATGATGTGATGCTCTTGAATATCCGCACCGGAGAGGTCCCGGAACTCGTAAAGAAGACCGCACAGGAAGTCGCAGGCGCATTCTACGACATGAACCGCTCCGAACGGTTCCGTCAGTATGCCGGCACTCAGGACGCATTTGTGGCTGCGGCGTGGAAGGATCACATTCAGACCGCAGTCGATCTCCTTGCCCAACTGCTCGCGATGCCTGGCACTTCAGACCATGAGCGAGAAGCCATCTATGACGCGCTGACCGAGTTCTCAGGGCGCAGCACCGAACGCACTCCAAGTCTTTCCATGAGGAGCCTGCAATGACCTCGCACAAGTCAAAATCCAAGCCGCAAGTCACCTCATCGATCGACACGATGCGTGCCGATGAGAAGCGTTGGCGCACCGAAGATGCGATGCGGACGCTCATGCGTGCAGATGATCTGAAAAAGGACAAAGCCCTTATGCGCGATGTTCAGAAGATGGCCGCCGAGCAGGCCAAGAAGATGAACGGTCTTTGCGGAAAGGCGAAATAAATGGCAACCGTCGCTGTCACTCTCTCCGCCGTCAGTAATCGGGCAAATAGCGGCCTGAATGCCGTCATGCCGGCCCTTGATGCGTCGGCTTATGGTTCCGATGACCTCACATCGAGCGGAACATCTCAACAGGTTGATAGCGTCGTGTGTCCAGGGGATGGGCGGCAATATTTCTGGACAGTAACCGCAGCCGGCGGCAATGTCTGGGTGACATTCGGCGTCAACCCGACCGCAGCGGCTGGGACGACATGGCTCGTCATTGATGGAACCACACGAGATTTCGCCGCCGAAGCTGGCCAGATGGCCGCAGTGATCGACGCCGCCTGATGTTTGCTGGCCTCAATATCATCCGCGCCCTCGCATCCCAGCGCCGCAATCCACAACCGAAGGACAATGGCTTGGAAGACGTTCAGCGCCTCGCCTACGATCCTGAGCAGTGGCCCCATTGCATGGAGGCCGCAGTCAGTTCCCGACACGGCGGGTAACCGTGGCACCGTACCTGTGCGGAACATAGGGCTTCAAGACATGGTGACACATGGCAAATGAACTTGCGGGGACGCAGCCCCTGCCGGAAGGCGATACTGCGGCAAATCCGGGAAACAGCAATGCACCGGAGCAGGCGAATAACGAACAGCATTCTGACGCCGGACTTGGTAACGAGGCCGAAGAAATCGAAGGATCGGCCGAAGGAGGCGAGGGCGAAGCCGGAACCGAAGGGGCCGGCGAAGAAGATACCCAGGAACAGCCGAAGCCCAAGAAAAGGCTGACCTGGGAAATGAAGCGAATCCACGAGGAGACGAACAAGCGGCGAGAAGCAGAACGCGAGCTTGAACGGATTCGCGAGGAAAATGAGCGTCTTCGTGCTGGAGGATCGGAACAGCAGCGTGGCAATGATCAGCCGGACGACGACACCCGCGTCAACCAACGCGCACAACAGATCGTCCAGCAGCGTGAATATGAGGCGCGTGTGCGCTCGTGGGCCGACGCCGGGGTGAAGGATTTCGGTGCGGACGACTTCAACGCATCGTGCAACCTCATCGCCGGCTTCATGGATGACCGCCAGCAGCACCAATTCATGGCCATCCTGACCGACCCCGATATCGTCGAGGACGGCCACAAGGTCATCATGGCACTCGCTGATAATCCGGAGGAAGCCGAGCGCATCCTTGGGCTCTCACCGGTCAAGCAGGCTCTTGCACTGTCGAAGATATCGGCGAAGGCCAATAAGCCGAATACGCCGGCGCCAAAACCCATCTCCAAGGCTCCCGCGCCTGTAACGCCTATCGGCGGGAAGACACAGGCTGCAACTCGGCTCGACGATCCCGAAGTCCCGATGGACAAGTTTGCGGACGAGTTTCTAAAAACGATGGCCAACCGCGGCCGATAACCAGATCTACGGCAACCCCATCAGGCGCGGGATTGCCGCTTACCTCGCTGCACCTGACTTCGCCAGCACAGCGCCGGAGACCAAACCGCGCCGTGCAAACTGACCGGACTTGAACGGTAAACCTCAAGGCTCCTTCGGCAACTGGTCCGATATCCAGGCATCCGCCCAGCTCCTTAATCGCGGTCACGGGCTCCGCAAGCACCTCGCAGTGAAAGGCTGCGATCCATCCCCCTTTTGCTCAAAGGAGCCCAACTATGTCGAATACGATCCTCACGATCGACATGATCACCCGCGCCGCTGTTTCGCTCTTCAAGAACAGCAACATGTTCATCAAGAACATCAACACGCAGTACGATAGCCAGTTTGCCGTCGATGGCGCGAAGATCGGCGACACGCTGCGCATCCGCCTCCCGAATGACTTCGTCGTCCGTACCGGCACGGCATTGTCCGCTCAGGACACTTCGGAAAAATACACCTCCCTGCCGCTCCAGACCCAGAAGGGTGTTGACGTGGCCTTCAGCTCTGCGGAACGCACCCTGAAGCTGGATGACTATTCCGAGCGCGTCCTTATGCCGATGATGAATAACCTGGCTGGCGGTATTGCCTCAGACATCATGTCTGGCGTCGAAACCGGCGTCTGCAACTTCGTCTCCAACGTCGATGGTTCGGGCAATATCATCAACCCGACTTCCGATACGGTTCTGTCGGCAGGCGCCTATCTCTCCGACAACTCTGCCCCGACATCGCCGGGTTGGAAGACCGTCCTCGACCCGTGGACCGAAGCCAAACTGGTGAACAGCCTCTCCGGCCTGTTCAACCCGACGCCGGAGATTTCGGCTCAGTACCGCACCGGGAAGATCAAGAACGCCCTTGGCTTCGACTTCTTCATGGACCAGACCGTCATCAAGCATGTCACCGGCTCCTTCTCTGCCGGCGGCGCGATGTCGAGTGCTGGTCAGACTGGCGGCTCGATCACCGTCTCGGCGATCACCGGCACGTTGAAGAAGGGAGACATCATCACGATCGATGGCGTTTATGCCGTCAACCGTGTGACGAAGCTCACCACTGGCAAGCTGCGTCAGTTCGTCGTCCTGGCAGATGTCGCAGACGGGGGCACCACGATCAGCGTTTATCCGGAGCTCGTTCCTCCGGTGAACGGCAATGCGGTCCAGTACCAGACCGTCGATTCCTCTCCGGCCAATGCGGCTCAGGTTCGTCTCGTCAACAAGCCGAGCGAAATCTACCGCAAGAACGTCTCCTACGCGCCGGAAGCGATTACCCTGGCAACTGCCGACCTCGTGCTGCCGAAGGGGGTCCACGAAGCCGCACGTCGCGAATATGACGGCATCTCGATCCGCATGATCACCGACTACGTTATCGGCACGGACCAGCTCGCGACCCGTCTCGATGTGATCTACGGCTACAAGTTCATCCGTCCTGAATGGACCGTGGCTACCGCCGACAAGATCTGACCCTGATCGGGGCGGCTTCGGCTGCCCCTTTCTCTTCCGTGGAAAGGAACCTCCAATGGAATACCCGAAGGCCATCTATCATCCCAAGGATGATAAGCGGTACCAGATCGCCAACAGTGCGGAACAGGAAGAGCAAATCCTTGAGGCTTGGGGCGTGAAGTCCGCACCGAAGATCGTTCTTTCTGCGGCGGCACCGTCTGTCGCGCCGGTTGCTCCTGTTGAACCAAACCGGGCACCCAAGCCGAAGGTCGCGCGAGGGCGCAAGCCGAAGGCTGTTGAGGCCAAGTAATGACCACGGCGCGCGCACTGATCACATTGGCGATGAAGGATGCCGGGGTGCTTGGAGTTGGGCAGACGCCTCTTGCCGAAGATATGAATGACGCGCTCACCAATCTCAACGCCATGATGGCTCAATGGGCGCGTCGCCGCTGGCTGGTCTACAGTCTTCAGGACGTGGCGTTCCAGGCGACCGGGGCAATATCGTATTCTCTCGGGGCAGCCGGCGACATCGATATCCCGCGAGTGGATTCTATCGCATCGGCTTATTTCCGGCAGACCGTCGGTGCGCCCGGTAACATGGTCGATTACCCTCTGACCATTCTCAACGCGCGTGAGGATTATAACAACATCGCCCTTAAGGGGATGTCATCGTTCCCGAGCGTGCTGTTCTATGATTCTGGGTGGCCTTTAGGGCAGCTCTTCATTTGGCCCGTGCCGAGTGAAATCTATGAAATCCATATCTCGGTAAAAACGCCGCTCCAGAACTTCGCCACACTCAATGACGAGGTTTCGTTGCCGCCGGAGTACGAAGAGGCGCTCCGGCTAAATCTCGCTGTGCGCCTCCGTGTGTCGTACCGCCTTCCGTTCGATCCGCAATTGAATGGATTGGCGAAGATAGCGACGAACACGGTCAAGAACAGCAACACGCAAATCCCGCTGATGCAGTTCCCATCTGACCTACCGCGCAACGTTGGCGGCCGTTACAACATCTTTTCAGATCGCAATGGTGGCTGATGGCTCGGCTTTCTCTTCTCGGTGGTGCCTACCAGGCGCGTAGCCTGATTGCATCTGCCCAGCGATGCGTCAATCTGTATCCTGAGAAAAATCCGAAGGAATCTTCGCCTCCTGTCCCTGTTACGCATTACCTGACGCCGGGGTTGCGCAAGGTGTCTCAATCTCCGACCGTGGGGCGCGTCAGGGCAATGTATCGCGCGACAAACGGTGACCTCTATCTCGTCGTCAACACGGTCGTTTATTTCGTCGCAAACGATTATTCGTGGGATGCGCTGGGGAGCGTGCCGCCGGGTCCGACCCCGTTGTCTTTTTCGGACAATGGATTGGTGATTGTCCTCGTGGATGGCGCGCTCGGTTATGCGATCGACATGGAAACGCGGGATTTCGGGGCAATCACGGACCCTAATTTCTACGGCGCGGTGAAGGTCGATTATCTCGATACCTATTTCATCCTCAACCGGCCTGATACGACACAATTCTATATCTCGCTCTCGAATGCAACGTTCGACATGCTCACGGGGACCGTGGGCGGCGTGTATGAAGGAGCAATCGTCACCGGCGGTTCCGGCTATACGAATGGTTCATTCACCGCTGTTCCGCTTTCTGGCGGGGAGGGGACCGGCATCACTGTCGATTTGACTATTGCCGGCGGGACTGTCACCGTGGCATCGATCAACGGTGAGGGAAGCGGATATCAGAACGGCGATATTCTCTCCACTTCATCGACGGCAATCGGTAGTGGCGGCGTTACGACCGGCTCAATCACCAATGCAGGTTCGGCCTACACTGACGGGACTTATACCAACGTTTCCTTGACTGGCGGGGCCGGCACAGGCGCGCAGGCGACCGTCATTGTCTCGGGCGGCGAGGTTACGACAGTTACGATCATGGCCAAGGGCAATAGCTATGCGGCGACAAACGTCCTCTCCGCAAGCGCGGCCAGCATCGGCGGGACCGGTTCAGGGTTTCAATATACCGTCTCTGCCGTCGCCTCCGGGTTCAGCTATCGGGTTGATCAAGTGCACGGCGCAGCGTTCGACCCGCTCGATATCGCCGGCAAAACCGGGTCGGCAGACAATATCGTCACGCTCGCAGCGATCCATGGCGAATTATGGCTCATCGGCGAGCTGACATCGGAAATATGGGCCAACACCGGGGCGGCCGACTTCACGTTCGGCCGCATCCAGGGCGCGTTCGTAGACCACGGATGTGCAGCCCCTTATTCCCTGGCGAAGCAAGACGTTTTTCTGTTCTGGCTGACGCAGGATCGCGAGGGGAACGCTGTCATCGTCAAGTCTGCTGGTTATGGTGTTCAACGGATATCGACCCACGCTATCGAGCAGGACATTCAGACATACGCGATAATCGAAGATGCTATCGGATACTGCCATCAGAACGAGGGTCACGCCTTTTACGTTCTGACATTCCCGTCCGCCAACAAGACATGGGTTTACGAGCTATCGACCGGCCAATGGCATGAGCGGGGTTCGGTCGATAGTAACGGCGTGATCATCCGTCATCGAGCGAATGCCTTCGCATTTGCCTATGGAAAGGGACACGTCGGGGACTTTCAGAACGGGGCTCTCTACGTCTACGATCAGAATTTCTACTTGGACGGAGATCAGCCGATCCCGCGCATCCGGACGTTCCCGCATGTCGTCGGAAATGGCAATCGTATCGAGTTCACGGTCTTCACCGCGGATATCGAAGTCGGGCAGACCGGAGGCATCCCCGCCGCCGACCCCCCGATGATATCGCTTCGGTGGAGCAACGACCGCGGGGCCACGTTCGGAAACCCTGTGATGCAACCGATGGGCGCGACAGGGCAATATCTCGTCTCGCCGCAATGGCGCCGGCTCGGCATGGCCCGTGACCGGGTTTTTGAACTCTCGTGGTCGGCACCGGTCAAGACCAGCCTCAACGGTGCATGGATCGGAAACGAGGGGGCTGAAACGTGACCACGCCGATCGTTCCATCTTCCTTTCAGCCGATATCCGGCGGCGGTGGTATCGTCACCACAGTATGGCAACGGTTCTTCAATGCGCTGGTGGCGCCGCCGAGCGCCGTCGAGGCCGTGCAGGTATCTGGCAGCCCCGTGACCTACAAAGCCGCTCAACGGGGCACTCTGGCTGTTACCGGTGGGACCGTGACCAGCATTTCATTCTCAAGGGCGCGCGCCACCATCGATATCCCCGGAGGCGCACCGCTGATCCCAATGGCGAACGACGATGAGGTGATAATCACCTATTCCGTCGCGCCAACCATCTCATTCGTCCCCATGTGAGGTTTCATGAAGTATTTCCAGCAGCTCGCGGCCGGCATCAATGTCACGCCGCTGATGAACGCATTGCAGCGCCAGCCGGAATTGTGGGACGCGAACCCGATCCGAACGAAGCACCCCGGCACGGCACATGCGGAAGTTTCAGACATCCTCGTCCGCTTCAACGATGTGGAGGAATATCTTCGCACCGGCGATCCGAGCGCCATTGTAGATGACCGCGAGGCGATCGCCTATCCCGCGTGGGAGAAGCTTCCCCATATGCGGCCGATCATCTTCGACCTGATGCGGACCGTTGAGGCGACCCGGTTGGGCCGCGTGGTCATCACGAAACTGCCTCCGGGCAAGGAGATAACCCCCCACGTCGATCAGGGCTCCCCGGCCGAATACTACCGGCGCTTCCAAGTCGCGCTGCAGTCATTACCAGGCGCCTTGTTCACGATCGGAGATGAGACTGTAAACTTCCGGACTGGTGACGTCTGGATGATCGACAACCGGACGGTCCATGGGGTTGTAAATAACTCCGCGGACGACCGGATCGTCATGATCGTGGATCTGAGGTGCGAATGATGCTGACCGCTCAGATCGAGGAACTCGACCCTGTTTCGCTTGAAGAGATCAAGCCGCTCCTGCCGACGCATTACGACGAGCTTTCGGAACACAAGCTGGCAGGCATCCCGCTCGATCCGCAGTTTGACCTCTACCTTGCCCGGGCAGCGGCAGGACAGGTGCTGTATGTCACCCTGCGGGATCAGGGCGAGTTGATCGGCTATCTCGTCTCGTTCGTCGCCCCGGGCATGCATTATCGCTCCTGCCTGACCGCGACGGCCGACATCTTCTTCGTCAAGCCTAATCGGCGCGGCGCGGAAGGTGGCATCCTCCTCGGCAGCGCTTGGATCAAGGAATGCCGGCGGCGCGGTGTCCAACTCATGCAGATCGGCATGAAGGTCCGCCACGCCGTGCACGCCCGTCGCATGCTGGAGGCCTGCGGCTTCGAAGAGACCGAAGTCATGTTCTGGCAGTTTCTGAACAAGGAATAAGCTGATGGTCGCAACAGCCATTATCGGAAGCGCCGTCGTCGGTGCCGGGGCCTCGATCGCGGGTTCGAAAGCGCAGGCTGGCGCCACGAAAAAGGCGTCCGACTCCCAGATGGCGATGTACCAGCAGACCCGCGCGGATTTGCTGCCCTACAACGAGGCCGGACAATCGGCGTTGAAGACGCTGAATAATCGCCTGACGGAACTGACGTCGCCTATTAAAATGGACCAAGCAACTCTTGAAAAAACACCGGGTTACCAGTTCAACTTACAGCAAGGTTTGAAGTCTACGCAGAACAGCGCGGCGGCGCGGGGGCTTGGCAACTCCGGGGCGGCGCTCAAGGGCGCTGCGTCCTACGCTACCGGGTTGGCGGACTCGACTTATCAGAACCAGTTCAACAACGCCGTCACCAATCAGACAAACGCCTATAATCGTCTCATGGGCCTCGTCCAATCGGGTCAGAATGCTGCGGCGCAGACCGGCTCCTATGGGACGCAAACGGCTCAGTCGATCGGTCAGAACACAATAGCGGGCGGCACGGCCCAGGCCGCCGGATACACGGGCGCAGCGAACGCCATCAGTGGCGGCGTGAACAACTATCTCACATACAATGCGCTAAAGGGGATGTACGGTGGCTGAAATCGACACGTCGTTCTATCCTAAGGCACCACAGAACTCGCTCATCGACACGTTGAGCACGGTTGCGACCATCAAAAACTTGGGTGAGCAGAACAAGCTCCTTCAAGGCCAGCAGAAGCGGCAGGATATCGACATCGATCAGGCGAAGATCGACCTCGCGCACAAGCAGTACGAGGGGCTTGCCAATCTCGTCGGTTCGATCGCCCAGGACCCACGCGCCGGCACTGCGGAAGGACCGTCTCTCGTCCAGCAATACGCCGACAATGCGGTGAAGCAAGGTTTTATTACGCCGGAAGCCGCCCAGACGGCGCTTGCCACGATGCCGCAGGACCCTGCACAGATTCCACAGTGGCTGCAAACTATGAATGTCACAATCCTGGAGGGAGCCAATCGCTTCGGTCAGATTTATGGCTCGCCGAGCACGATCTCTGACAACAGCCGCATTCAGCCGGTAACGGTCAGCCCAATCACGGGAATGCGACCTATCGGGGCTCCGGTGGATATCACTGTATCGCCTGAAACCCGCGCCGATCTCGTCCAGACCACGGATGCCCAGGGCCGCACTGTACTCGTGCCGAAGGGCAATATCCTTACCCAAGCCGGCGTCAATCCGATGACAGCCCAGCCGGCAGAAAATCAGCTTGTCGCGCCCCCGGCCTCCGTCGAACGCCGCGCATTGCCGCCGGTTCAGCCAACCCAGAATCCGGCCGGCGGCGTCGTCACCAGCCCGTCTGCCGGCGAAATCCAGGCACAGACAGTTCTCGGGCAGGCCGGCGGTCAACAATATGCGGAAGACGTCGCACGCGAACGATCATTCCAGCAGGACGTTCTTCCTCTCCAGAAAGCATTGGCCGGCCTTGAGCGTCTTGGCCCAACCGGTACCGGCCCCGGCACGGAGACGCTGAACGAGGCAAAGTCGTTTCTCACGTCCATGGGCATCATCGCGCCGGATCAGGATTTGAAGGATTTCGATGAAGTTCGGAAATATCTGGTTCAGTACGCCCGTGGTGCTGGTGACACCGGCACCAATGACAAATTAGCCGCGGCCTTTGCGGGAAACCCGAGCCTTGGCATCTCCAATGCGGCGTCGGTAGATGTCGTGAAGACGGCTCTATCTCTGCGCCGATTGCAGAACGCTCAGACACGCGCGTTCGATGCATCCGGTCAGTCTCCGGCAGAATATGGCAAATGGTCCGCCGAGTTCAATTCGACACAGGACCCTGTCGCCTATGGTTTCGACCTCATGGATGGCGAGCAGCGCCTTAAATATTTCAAAGGTCTCGATCAGGCCGGAAAGAGCAAGTTCATGAGGTCCCTCAAGACGGCTCAGGGGCTCGGCATCGTCGCCCCTCCGAGTGTGGAATAATCAATGGCTGGGAAGTTCGAAACGGTCGGCAATTTCGTCGCACGCGGAGCGGGCAAAGTAGACCCGGCCCTCGTTGATATTCTGCGCCAGGCGGCCGAAGCGACCGGGCTCAATGTCGAGGCCTATTCCGGCTATCGCCCAGGCGATAAGCGCCAGCACGGCCACGGCAAAGCCACGGATATCCGGATCATCGGAGACGACGGAAAGCCGCTGCCGAATTACCAGACACCTGAAACCTTCGGGGCGTACGAGACGCTTGCCCAGGCCGCCCGCAAAATCCAGATGGAGCAGTATCCGCAGCTCGACAAGCAGTTCCGGTGGGGAGGCTATTTCTCCGGCGGCAAGGGCAAGTATGGGGCAATGGACCTCATGCACTTCGACCTTGGCGGCTCCGACAAACTCGGCATGGCTGGTGGCAGTTGGGAGAAGGGTCTGACGGAACAGCAGGCCGCGCTATTCCCCGGCGTCAAAAGCGCCGGAGCGCTCGCTTTCGCAGGTGAGGCCCCGCGTCAATCTGCTGGCGCCGTTGATGCAGTCAATGCGCTCGCTGACGACCAACCGCGGCTACAGACGAACGCACTTGCTCAGAACACGCAGTATGTGCCGCCTCCGTTCAGTGGGCAGCGGCCGACATTCGCCCCGCTGTTCAACAACGAGCCTATTCAGCCGGCCCAGATCGCTCCGGCTCAGAAACAGATTCGACAGCCCACCACAGCACCGCAGTCGAATGACGATGATCTGATGAAGGCATGGGGTCTGTCGAGCGAGAACGCCACCTCTGCGTCCTCTGTAGATAGCAGCAATGACGATGCACTTATGAAGGCGTGGGGGCTCGACAAGACGGACGTAGCACCGGCTGCGGCATTACCAAAAGCTGATGTGGAGGCTCCAGTTGCGGCAGCGCCGATAGGCTTGAATGACGCGGTTCGGTCGGTTGCGACCGGGGTCCCCGTCATCGGTGGTCTGCTGAACAAAGCGAATGCCGCGACAAATGCACTGATCGCACCAGTCGTCAATCCGTTGCTCTCGGAAGGGAACCAGCTCAAGGGCGAGACTTGGGAGGAGCGATACGCAAATTCGCTGGCCGAGCAAGAGGGTATGGACACCGCCTATGCGGCGCAGCACCCAATCGCGAGCACGGTAGGTAACCTCGCCGGTGGAATTGCAGCAACAATCCCCATGGTCGCCGCTGCGCCTGCATTGATGGGAGCCTCACGTACTGCGTCACTCGGCACGAATATGTTGATGGGAGGCGCAACTGGCGCGGCCATTGGCGGGGCTGATAGCGCCGTCCGTTCTGGCGGAGACCTTGGAGAAACCATTCGAGGAGCCGAACTAGGCGGCGCATTTGGACTTGGCGCACCTGTCGCCGGAAAAGTGATCGGGGCGACTGCGAACAAATTGGTTGAGGGCTATCGCTCGATGACGCCTTCAGGTGCAGCCGCGAACAATCTCTCTGCGGCAATCTCGGAATCGCGAACCACGCCGGGAGCTATCGCGAACGAACTCGCAAGCAATCCGCGCTTGGCGCCGATGGATGTCGATCCGAATTTGCAGCAGATGGCGATGAATTTGGCTGCAAGACCTGGCGCGCCACGGTCTATCCTCTATGAGGCAGCACAGCAGCGAGCCGGTGGCGCAAAGGGTGCCGTCAATGAAGCCTTTGATCAGGCTCTTGGCGAATCCCCTGACACAGTCAAAATCCTTTCCAGCCTCCGCGAGAAGCAACAAGCTTCCGTGCTAAAGCCGGAGCAGGTGCGCGCCACACTCGACAAGACCATGGGAGAGGCTGCCGATCCTCAATCGGCGCTTGATAAATTCATCAGCCAGCGATCGACCGAAAGCCTGCCGCTCTATGAGAAGGCATTCGAAGGCGGGAGTATGGCCCCCTTGGAAAAACAATTCGAGGGCGTCTTCGCGGAGGCCACGGAATCGGTATCGAAGGCATCCAAGGAGCTGGCGGCCGCACGTCAGCGGCAGACCCTTGCGCGGGCTCAGGAATCCAGAGCGGGGAATGACGTCTATTCTTCAAGTGGCGCACTTTCCGCCGTGCGAGATGCGGACGCGGCGACATCTGCGGCAGAGAAAAATCTAGCAGCCGCCACGGCGCAAAAGGAAAGCGCTCTTAGCCGTCTGCGCCAGGCTCAGCAGGACGGTACGGCAAATGCGCCAGGTGCCGTCTGGAGCCCGCGCATTCAGCAGTTTCTCGATGATCCTATCACGCAGTCTGGATTGGCAAGAGGAGTTAAAATACAGCGGCTTGAGTCACTTGCTGAAGGTAAAGTTTTCAACCCCACGGAGTACGCGATTACAGGCGTAGACGCAGCCGGGAACCCGGTCGTCGGCAGCGTCCCGAATATGCGGACGCTGAATGTCGTCAAGAAGGGCCTCGATGAAATGGTCGAGGCGGCGAAAAATCCAACGACAGGCAGACTGTCGGAGGAGGGCGTGGCCATTGATAAGGTTCGCCGAGCCTTTTTGAGCGAACTGGATTCGATCAATTCGGATTACGCCGCAGCGCGCGGGGCCTGGGCTGGGCCATCCAAAGCCAGAGAGGCTTTCACTAAGGGCCTTGGGCTGTTCAGCAATGGAACCGGAAAGGCGGCGCTCGGGAACACGCCAGAACAGATTTCGACATGGATCAAGAAGGCTTCTCCCGACGAACTGGCAGCTCTGAAGCTTGGCGCCCGTTCGTCGCTTGAGCAGCAGATGGCAAACTCGGCCAATCAGATCGACCGTATCGCGAAACTCACAGACATCGAGGCCAATCAGAAAAAGCTTGCGGCCCTAATCGGTGACAAGGAAGCAAAGCAGATCATCGACGGGATGAAGGCGCAATTCACTGATCCTGTCGGGGATGCATTCTCGCGGGGTCTCGATATCCTGCGGACCCGTACTGGATCTGCTGGGCTTGAGGATCGTCCGGAGTTTTGGAAACAGTGGTTTGACGGCGCGACCGCCGCCGAGAAAGAAGCCGCAAAGCAGGGCGCGCGGGTCGCGATCGATACGCAGATCAACGCCGTCCGTTCAGCGGCTGCGAAAGGGGCTTCTATCCCCGATGTCGGCTTCAACCGTGATCGCCTCGAAATCCTGCTTGGCAAAGCAGAGACCGACAAGCTGGCTCAAGTCCTCAAGGACGAACAGCGCATTGCCCAGACCAATGCAAAGCTTTTCGCAGGGTCTCAGACTGCGCCTCGCGCCGTTGTGAACAAGTTGACTGAGGTAACGCAGGTGACGCCTGGCATAAGCTTGACTACGCCAATGGCGATCGGTGGCGGCTATAGTTTGGGCGGCCTCCCCGGGGCAGCGGCAGGGGCCTCTCTCTCGCTTGGCCGAATGGGTATCCAAAAAGGCTTTCAGGTTCGTGATGTCGTCAGAAACAAGCTGATGGCGGAAGCGATCAGCAGTGGCGCAGGTCTTGAAAATGCTCTTGCATCTGTCGGGGCTGGAAATCGGGTAGGGTCCAAATTGCAAGGGAGCAGTAGCCGACTTCTCTCGGCGACTGGCCCAGCGGTAAACCCGTTGATCCTCGGTCAGGAACGGAGGAGGCCCCTAGAGATCACGGTCAAGCCGCGTCGTTGAGCGGTCATGGGGAATCCACGTGCCTTTTGACGGCTCAATAATTCGAAAGGCACCAAGCCTTTCGCCAAGCCAAATCATCAAGGCGATAGTGAGCGCGCCAGCAAAATAACCATGGCCGAAGTCATCGCTGATACCGACCACCATGAATTCGACCAAGCGGTAGAATCCATACATCACTAGGATGCAGAAGGTGATGTAGATAAGCCTGAGCAAATTAACCTCAATAACAAGTGGTATTTATCATTACCCCGTTTCGCATTGAGGTGCAATTGAGCGGGCGCTGAACTGGTGGCTGATAGACTTGTAAAGGCTGTGGCGTCGGGCGGCTCATGAGATAGGCGGCGGCCAGTTGGCGCCGTTGGGCGTCCTCGTTTCTAGCCTGTGCGTATAGCGTCTCACGGCAGTGGATATATTCCGGCGTGCCGGCCTTGGCCCCGAACGATTGGCATTTCTGATCCTGATCGGCATCAGCCTTTGCGCGTCGAAGGGCCATATCCATTTCTGCCGTTTGGCATCCGGTCAGAAGCATTAACACCGAAATCAAAGCAAATCGAAACATGGCATCCCCCGACAATCATGCCGGGAGATTACGGTAACTCACTCAAAAGTCGAGAGAAGAAGATGGCAACTATCCTGCCTTTGGGCGAAACCACGTTCTTTGACGCGAATGGCGATCCTCTCGCGTTCGGCACTGTCGAATTCTATGTGCCGAACTCGACTGTCATGAAGGACACCTTTCAAGATAGTGACCAATCGACGCTAAATACAAACCCGGTTGTTCTCGATTCCGCCGGACGAGCTATCATTTTCGGTTCCGGATCGTACCGACAGGTGGTCAAGGACGTTTTCGGGAACCTGATCTGGGACAGGACCACCGGCGAACCCAGCGCGGGGATCGTATCGGCAGGCGGGACCAGCGGCGGCACGGATAATGCTCAAACCCTCACGGCGGGAACATTCGATGGCGAAGATGGCTCGACTATCCAGTTCGTAGCAGGCCTGAGCAACACGGGGCCGATGACCCTCTCTATCGGTGGGGGCGCCCCGATCTCCGTCCTTAAGAATGGCCCTAGCGGCCCGGATGAACTGGCCGAAGGCGATATCGTCACCGGGAATATCTATTCCGTCGCTTATAGCTCGGTACAGGCATCGTTTCAGTTGCTCACAAGTATCCCGCCGACGTTCTCGATCGCATCAGAGGCAGGCGCAAAAGCGGGCACGAACAACTCCGATCTGATGACACCTCTGAGGGCCCGTCAAGCGAGAGAGCAGGCGCGCGTTGATCTGGCCAGCGGGGCGACGGTCGATCTCGGGTCGGTATCGAGCCAATCAATACGGATTACTGGCACAACGCAGATTACGTCGTTCGGAGGGAGCGCGGAAGCCGGCGCGAGGAAGACGCTATATTTCGCCGGGGCTCTCACCCTCCGACATAACGCGACATCGCTCATTCTGCCGAATGGCGGGTCGAACATCGTCACGTCTGCGGGAGATACTTGTGAGGCGCTGTGCCTTGGGTCTGGGAATTGGGTTGTGTCGAGTTATCAGGACACGTCCTTCGCTACGCTCGAAACCCTATTGACCCACCTGATCTACACCGGCACGAGCCCATCAAATACAAACTTTCCGATCGGGACATATCTTACTGTTTATGTCACTACATTTCGAGCCAGAAATGCAACGACAAATATCTACATCGGCACTGACGGCACCAGCCTTTATGCAGCGGATATCGGACGAGGCGCGCAATTGGCTGGCCTGTGGAGTGCGCGGGGGAATGCCGGAGACGGCCGACAACATTTTCAGAGGATCACTTGATGATCTCTGTAGATATTAACTCTGTCATCCCCACCGACGAGACTGGCGTCTGGATAGTGAACATAACCTTTTCCAACTCCGATGGGGCTCGTCAGACCGTTGATTACTGCCTTCGCGATGATGACCCATTCGGGTTGTCTCCGTCGCTCATGAAGCGAATCTTTGGCGCCGAAGAGCGCCAGTCGCCACCAGCATAACCCCCATCCAACAATTCATCGATTGCGACAAGGTGACATTTCCCGTCCCTTGATGGAGCCCCCATGCCTGATATTTCCGAAAAATTCTGGACCGAACAAGACGACCGGAACACCGAGAGCCAACCGAACGGCTGGCCCGGGAACATGCCGGCTCAGATCGATACGGTCGGCCGGATGATGATGGGGGCCGTCAAGCGGTCGTGGCGTCGATCGAACCCATATTACCAGACGACGGGGACGAATGACGATTACGTCGTTGAGCCGGATGTGTCCTTTCCGCGCTTCAACGATTTCGAAGTTCTTCGACTGCGGGTCGACCGCGCCAACACTACTACGGCGCCAACGCTGCAGTTCGGCGAATGGCCGCTTGGGCAGATCCGCAAGGTCTCGTCAACCGGCGTGATAGACCTCGCCCCCGGGGACATCGTAGCGGGGGCTGATCATCAATTCTGGTATGATGGCTTACAGTTCATCCTCGCCAATCCCGGCACACTTGATCCAGGCATTGATGCCAATCTCATGCATCGATCTGCCAATCTGGCCGACGTCGAAGACGTGGAGGAAGCGCGTGACAATCTTGGACTAGGTACGGCCGCCACGGCGAACGCTGATGAATTTGCCACTGCGGCTCAAGGAGCCCTTGCCGATACCGCCCTTCAGGTCGTCACCGATGCCGATCTCGCCGCCCCTGCGAATATCACTTACCTGAACCAGACCGAAACCACGTTGGATTTCTACGGCGGAGACGTGGTGGAGATGTTCAGCGTCTCGCCTGCCCGAAAGTTCTCCATCGGAGCGGGGAATATCGAATTCGATGAAGTGTTCTCCATCCCAGCCGGCGCACAGTTGAGCATCGAAAACGGGGCGATATTCATCCCGACATTCGAGCCTGTCGGCACTGCAAGGGCTACCCCACTGATTACGCTCGGCGCTGGCGTCTGCGCCAACTACCTCAAGATGCAGTTGGACACAGGGATCAACACCATCCGTAAGGGGCTCCAGGTCGGCGATAACAGCCAGATCGGCTATATCGAATGCACATCCGCCGACTTGAACAACAACCGGACAGAATCAGGGTCGACCGACCTAATCTCTGGCGCTGTCATCATCACCGGTCAACACGTCCGCATCGACCAAATGGTTCTTTCACGTTTCGATCGCGGGTGGACAGTTGTCGACAGCACTGACGTTCAGATCGGACATATTCGTAATCTCGAAACGCTGATGGGCGGATACGTTCATGGCACTCGTGATCTTCATGTTTCCGGTGGTTACTCAACTGGCGCAAGTGTAGCCGATGCCGCTACTTTGAGCCGAGGGCCAATGACGCCTGGCTTGAATTCCCTTGTCTTGGCCGGGTGTTCCGATAGCTCATTCTCCAACTGGTATTCGTTCGACATTTTGGAGCATGCGGTACGTGTCGGCGGCGTAGCATCCGGAACGACTGTGCCGAATCACCGGATTGGGTTCATCAATCACCAGCATTATCGCCCCTACGGATGCGGGTTTAAATGCGACGACGGGGACACGTTTAATATAAAGCGCATCCTTATACAGGGGCTCTACACAGAGGACGTTGGGCACGACAACTGGTTCGGGAGCCCGGGTTATCAAAATTGGTCGTCCGGAGGCGTCAACAACCCAGCTTCCGACAACGACGGCAATAAGGCCGGGTGTGCTATCCGCAACTCCCAATATGTAACTTTGCAAGGCTATTCCAACAAGAGCAGTCAATATGCGAACAGCGGTTATTTTGGCCTATGGATTGAGCGCTCGAACTATGTCCAGGGATCAAACATCGATGTTGAGAAGGCTCTCCATGAAGGGGTCGTTGTTCAATCGGGCGGCTCTACGTCGCCTGACCGTATTGAGCTTCGTGGTGTTGCTGCCCGTGACAATGGTGGTTCCGGCGTAAAACTGGATGCTACGCCGGCCAATACGACATGGCGCGGGACGCAGGTCATAGGCATCGATAGCCAACTGAATGCGGGCTACGGTGTCGAGATCACCGCTAGGCAGGACGGAGCGTCACCCTATGCCACCCTCACTTCTCGCATAGAAGGATGGGTTCGCGGCAACACCCTTGGCGGGATATCGCTCAACGCCAACGTAGCGGCTGATCCTGACTTTGTGGACGATACAGAAGAGACGGGGACGTTCACGCCGAGCATTACATTCGCGACCCCTGGTGACCTGGCTCTTACGGCCGTGACTGCAAGCGGTAGATGGACGAGAAAAGGCCGCAGGGTTTATGTGGAGCTTTCCTATACTGGAACGCCGACATACACGACTGCCTCAGGCGATTTCCGGCTTACAGGACTGCCATTCGCAGCGGCAGGCGGCCTAAGCACCTTCAACATCCAAGGCTCTGGCGTATTTACGTGGCCTGCCAGCCGCACTCAGGTGTTTGTGCTTCCTATTTCTGGACAAACATACTGCAACGTTCGCGGTCTCGGCACTAACATCGCCAATTCTACGGCATTCGCTGTCTCCGAAGTCCCAAGCGGGACGGCCGTAACCCTGAATTTTGCAGGCGAGTATCGCATCTGATCAGTGCCCTTTTAACGTCCTCACGACGCCGAGGGACGCATTCATGAGTGCGGCGGCGTCCTTCTGGTCTGCCGCAGCCTCAATCCACTGCTCAACCGTTTCCTTGGGCACGCCTTGTCTTTCAGCGATGCTGGCGACGATCCGTTCCACGGCTGCAATCCGGAGGTGAAGGAAAAGGAAGGCGTTGTCTTCTGGTCTAGGCAAGTTTCAGCATCTCCTATATAGGGTCTCTTTCAGCGGAATAGCGGGTCTGGAGGAGTATGGCAACGTGGGCAGTCGTGACTACGGTACGCGCACCGGAGCATCACGTTAAAAGGTTCATCAAGCACTATCTCGATGCTGGCGCGCGCCGTATCTACATCTTTTTTGATGACCCGGATTTTGCCTTCCCACAGAACGACGACAGGTTGAAGCAAGTCGTCTGTGACGGGGAATATTGGAAGAACGGTCGGCCGGGCTCGATCGAGGATAGGCAGAGGTTTAATGCTCGCCGCGCCCTGAAATGGTCCGATTCCGATTGGCTTTTCCATTGTGACGCCGACGAGCTTGTGACCGGTCATGGGCCGATATCGGCTGCCTTGGCAACGGTCCCAGGGAATGTCGCCTCTGTTCTGGTGCCCCCGTATGAGGCTGTTTACGTTCACGAGCCAAGCCAGCAAGATGCATTCGACACGCGCTATTTCAAGCGCCCGATGAAAGTAGAGACGGGATATCACCCGATCGTCTGGGAATGCTTCGGCCCCTTAAGCCGAATGACGACGGGAGGATTTTGGGGACACCTGAGAGGGAAGTCCTTCTACCGTAAGGCATTTTGCGATTTCATCCCGATCCATCGGTTCGAGGAATCGATCAACGGGCACCTCGTCAGCTATGAGGTGCCGGGGATGAAATTGCTCCATTTCGACACCCTGACCTTCATCGACTGGAAGGAAAAGAGCCTGAGACGGCTTGACGGCGCGGTTCTGGCGAAGGAAATGGGAGGGCGTCGCGAGCAGCAGATCGAGGCCGTCAGAAACGCGAGAGACAAATGGGGCGAGTGGGGTCTTCACGATCTTTACCGTCGGATGGCGGTTTTCGATGGCGATCTTATGCGAAAGGCGATTGAGGCGGGTTTCGTAGTAGAGGTTGATCGGTAATGCGTTTACCACTGAAAGCAATGAATGGCGAGGAACTAGCCTGGACACTCCTCCGCGACAGAGGGTTCCGGGTTCATTGGGGGCAGTCGGGGGAAGATGCTGTTCTTGAGCGGGTGTTTGATCGCAAGAAGAACGGCTTCTACGTGGATATCGGGTGTCACCACCCCAGGGAGTTGTCGAACACCTACGTCCTTCACCGGTTCTATGACTGGAGCGGGATCAACGTCGATGCCAGCCCGGAATCCATTCGTCTCTTCAACGAGGCGCGACCGAAGGATATCAACATCAACACGCTGATTGGCGAGGGTAAAGAAGAGGTCGAATTCGTCCTTTTCAAGGATCTCGCCAGAAGCACCGCCGATGCGGCGACGATCAACGACCTGAAGCGTCGGGGCTTTGCGATCGTATCCACCACCAAAATGCGGCCTCGCACACTCAAGTCCATTCTTGACGAGCATGTAAAACGGGGTCAGGAAATCGATCTTCTGAGCGTCGATATCGAGAGCTTCGATCTTGCTGCGCTCAAAACGTCCGACTGGTCGAAATACCGCCCGAAGGTCGTATGCGTCGAGGACCATGCTTTCAAGCATCAGGACGGCGAAACCGAGATCAGGGCATACATGCGGAGCATCGATTACAAGATCGCCTCGCATTGCTTCGATACCTCGATCTATTCGAGGGGTTAACCAAATGCCTAAATACATCCCGCTTCAGACCGGCTTGAACGTAGACGCCTCGAAAATGTCGCTTGCCGGCACGCGCCAAAAGGGCTTCGCATTTTTCGCTGATTACGCGGATTCTGAAGCGGGATCGATTATCCGGGTGTCATTCCAGAAGACGTTTATCTTCAAGGTCGCCGTCAGCGTCGATACGCCGTATGAGGAAAAGACACCGATCGAAGGGCTCGTGAAAAACCACTTCGGATACATGATGTGGCATTCCTTCTTCTGGGAAATCCATAAGGAGTCCATCGAAAGCGCTGACGAGAAGCTGCGGCATTACAGGTTCGTTACACCTGAGAGCTGCCTGGATATCATCGCGAGCACAGACCCATATATCCGGCCGATCATCACTGGTTCTGTCGCCCAACCGGTACAGCAGTAAAGATCAGTAGGCCGACGAACAGCGTGATTGCGCTGACCCAGGCGAGATAGGCGAGGTCGCCGCCATCAGAGCCGATCTGCTTGTAGAAGCCTTCGCGGAAAATGATGATGATCTGTGTTATCGGGTTATCGAGAATGAAGTCTCGATAGGGTGAAGGCAGTGACATGGGGATATAAAAGACCCCGGAGATCATGAACAGCGGCCTTGACGCGATTTCGAAGACCTTTTCGTAAATGGGGAAACGGACGAATAGCACGATATTCGCCAGCGATATTCCCAACGCGAAACACCAAGCGAGGAAGGTGGATTCCAGCACTGGGGCCCAATTCACCTCAAGAGGGTAACGGTCAAACGAAGCGGTCCCCCAAATAATGACAATGGCCACGACGGTTGATGTGAGGGCCTGAAGCCAGAACCTCGCAATGACCGCATCGATTGGAGCGACCTTCGGGTAAAGCATCAGGCTCTTATTGGAGCCAATGGCGGACGTAACATACAGGTGCATGCCTCTGTACATGTTGAACGGCACCCACCCGGTCGCGAAGAAGAGCAGAAAATTATCGCCAAGCGCGGGAGTTCTGGCAACTCCGCCGGCGACGAAACTCATGATCGCTATATAGCCTACCGGCTCAAGGATGGCCCAAAGATAGCCTCCTGACGTTCTGCTATATCGCGTCGCCATTTCTCGCAGCAGGAAGGCAGCGACGGTGCGGGCGTGGGCTTTCAGGTGATACACGGTAATTCATCCTTCTTTAGGATGATCTGGCGCGGCACGCGAGTCCTTATCCTCGGTTTTTGCAGCCAGTAGAGACTCCAAGAGCTTGAGGTTTTTTGGCTTTTTCTTCTGATCTTCATTATTTTGTATGGCCACGGCTGTTTCCTTTCCGGTCTCGGCCGGCCCACAAAAACCGGACAGACGCCCATCGTCAAGCGGTAAGCGTTCTTATGCAACCCTTGATCGATCTATGAAACGAAACTAAGATCCTCCTCACAATGGAGGATTGCATGCTGGAAAAAATCGGCACGCCTGGGAATGAAAGCCTTTCTCGCCCTCAATACACCACCATCGCCAACGTCAAGAAGTTACTGGAGATAAACGGGGACCCGATTATTGCGGATAGGCTTCTGAAGGTCGGCGGAACCATGGACCTCGATGATTATCATTGGACATTTGCTGGGTCGCGCTCCATGAAAGCCGTGCGTCACAGATATATGACGCCGGAGCAAGAAGAGGCGAAGCAGGTGAAGATGGTTGTCGATACATTCATCAACGGAATCAAGCGGTGGGAGGTTCTTGTCGAGAACCGCATCTATCGAAAACTCGCGGATGTTTATGCTGAATGAGTGAAGGTCGGTTCAGCCTCAAGATCACTCCCGGCCCCGGCGGTCTCTTCTGCGCCGTAAAGGTGACCGGGATGGCGGCCGATGAAGCCCTTACCGAAAGCGTCCCGATCGGCCGTTTAGATGATGAGATAGAAAACCTGATCTCAGAACTCAACGAACTTAGACGGCGAGCGCGAGAATTCACGGACGCGCTTAAGCCGCACTAATACAGCCCCGCTTCGGCGGGGTTTTCCTTTGCGCGGCGTAACCGCGCCGTTCCTTCATCAACATCGGAGAAACCTATGACCCGACGCATCCGTGCGGCGGCGCTCCTGCATGCGCGGGAGGCTGGCCTATGATCACGCAAACCGATCTGCGCAAGATCAGCAAGAGCAAGTCGCCAAAGACGAACCTGCTCGATGCGATCACCGCGATTGCCGATCAGTTCAAGCCTCACCAGTTCGCGCACGTCCTGGCACAGGTGATGCACGAAAGCGGCGGCCTGTTCTATGATCGGGAGGTGTGGGGGCCGACAGAGGCCCAGAAGCGCTATGAAGGTCGCAAGGATCTCGGCAACACCCAGAAGGGCGACGGTTCGAAATTCCGCGGCTATGGACCGATGCAGGTCACCGGCCGCGCCAATGTCACCGAGTTCTTCAACTGGTGCAAAAAGCGCGGGCTCAATCCTCCGAGCTTCGTCGAGAAGCCTGAACTGATCGCCACGTCGCCGTGGGCCGGCTGGTCCGTCGTCTGGTATTGGTCGACGCGGAACCTCAACCAGTATGCCGACGCCAACGATATCGAGATGATCACCCGCAAGGTGAACGGTGGCCTCACCGGCTACGAGGACAGGCTGAGCTATTACGACCGATCGGCGCTCGTCATGCTCGGATACGATCCGACAGACATCCGCGGGTTCCAGTCATGTGCTGGCCTCGCTGTCGATGGAGTGAGCGGCCCGCAGACGAGGGCAGCGATGCACCGGCAGCTTGTCGCGCTCGTGCCGGCGGAAGCTTCGCGGCCAGAGGTAAAGGCTGCTCCTGTGGTCGAAGAGACGACTGTCGAAGTCCCGAAGCCCGTCGTTCCGGAGAAGGTCGAAAAGGAAGTCCGCAGCAAGACAAACTGGATCACCGGCATATTCGGAACCGGCGGCGCTGCAACTGCCATTGCCACCTGGCTCGCCGGCATGGACCGGGATGCCTTGATCCTGATGGGCATCATCTTCGTCGTGTCAATGGCCACCATCCTGATCGGCGGGGAATGGATCGTGCGGCGGGTGAAGTCGATCCGCCGGGAAATCGAGGCGTGAGATGTTCGGCCTCTTCGATTACCTCAAGCTTGGGGCAGGGGCCATCGTCGGCGCTGCCCTGATGACGACTCCCGCCTACTTCTACGGCAAGAGCGCAGAACGCCAAGCGGCCAAGATCGAGGAAGCGAAAAACGCCCTCGAACGCATTCAAACCCTGGAGAAGAACAATGCGAACTTCCGTGCTCTATCGGATCGCGACCGTTGCCTTGTGTTCATGCGTGATAGCGGCCTGCCAGAGCAAGAGTGCGACTGACGGTTCCGGTTATCAGATCGTCCGCTTCTCTGATGCTGTCGCCGCCCGTGCTGCTTCGCAGGACGCGACGGCCGGACCGGCGATCTCGTCCAACAATGATCAGTGCCGGCGCGATGTCGGCTGCCGCAAGTGAGGCCCGCTGATGCGCTTGTCCCTCGATATCTCCCTCTCCGGCATGCTCACCATGAACAAGGGCGGTGGGGGCGGCATTCCGTCATGGGTGCCGAAAGACGGTTCCGGCGTCCCCGCCATTCTTGTCCTCGACCAGGCGAATGATCGCGGCTGGTACAGCAGCGCTGCTTATTCGACAGAGGCAGCGGCGCTAGCGGCAGTTGATGGATCCGCATCGGGGATCGCCAGGACTGTCGGGAATTATGTCCCGACGGATGCCGCCGAGCTTTTGCCCAACGGCGATTTCTCCGCAGGGATTGGCGATTGGACCGGCTTGAACGGCGCGGCCGGTACTGTCGTGGATGGTGCCTTGCAGATGGTCGGGGATGGTAGCACGGCCAACCCGACTGTGCGTTCCGGGGCAGCGGCTACGGTGCAGGGACACTATTATGTCGGACGTGCAGATTATAAGAAAGGTACGTCTCTCGGCAGTCCTCTGATCATCATCAGTCGCGCCTCTACTATGTCGCCGCTCAGCAACAGCATGCCGGCTACGAGCTCGACCGAGTACGTCTCAGGGATTCGCGGCTTCGGCGGTGAAGGTGCATCGGCCTATATGGGCTTGCGCACGGTAAGCGCTAGCAACGGAACTTCTTTTGCCGATGGCTTCTCGTTGATGGAGGGTTCCGCCTTCGCAGGATTCAAGCCTTCCGAGTTCGCCGCCATTATCAACTTCCGAATGCCTGTCTCGCTGCCTGCCTCGGCTAAGGTGCTGTTCTCCTTCGACGACAGCGGCGCCCGCAATCGTTACCGGGCTGCTCTGAATGCTGACGGCACCATGTCGTTGATCCTGACCAGTAACGGCGTAGATCGTGCCACCTATACAGTTCCGGCCGACCTGCTGCCCGTCGATACGGATCACAAGTTGCACATCACGTCCAACGGATTGATGGCTAGCGGCTCAGATCGCTTCCTAGCCGCGCTTGATGACGTCAATCTCTTCGGTAGCCAAGGCGGCTTCACGCCCCCCGGCTGCGGGTGGGTGCGTATCGGAGCCTCGCCGACCGCTGGCGAGGAATGGACCGGGCAGATCTACAATGCCGCCATATTCGATCACGCGGTTGTGCCAGAGTATTTCCTGTGGGCTGTCGGTGACAGCTACGTTGCGGGAGTTGCTGGAGCAAGCGTTGAGGGTGGCATCGAGGCATCATCCTCCCGGCAGGTGATATCGACCGGTGCCGGCGGTAGCACTATATCCACTCAGCTTGCTAACATGCAGGCCAGGCCGGACCTATCTGGCAACCCCCTTGTCTTTTGGGATGGAGATGCCAACGGGGCCAATCTTGCGGCTGACCAGACCGTGTTCGAGGCCATGGCTGCTATCAGCTCGAAGCACATCTTCGTCGGATCGGGCCGTCGCGCCAACAACACGGATATCGCCGCAGCGACGAACGAACGGAATGACTGGCTCTCGTCTCGCTTCGGCGATCGGTATCTCGACCCACACCCGACCCTTTATGCGCTGTCGGATGGATCGGCCGGCGACATAGCCGCCGTCGCCGCTCAGCAAATCCCGCCTTCCTGTCTGCAAGGCGACGGAACGCATCTGACGCCGACCGCTATGACGGCTGTAGGTGCGGCGATCGTGGCGAAGGTTGCCGCGCTCGGGTTCTGACCAAGCACTTGGCGATCCTTATTTGTCCGCGTGTCCTGCCGCCGCGATTTCGTAAAGCGCATCAAAAGCCTGCGCCACGCTACCTGCGGCCAGTGCGGCGTCTGGATAAGTGCCGAGCAGACAGCGCAACTCCTCTTCGGCCAACCCGAGCAGATAGGAGAGAAGTCCTGTGCCAGATTCCCTTCCGGCTAAAAGGCGGCACGCTTCGATATGCTTCTGGATCGTCGTCAAATTGCTCATGTTCAACCCCCGTCATAGTATTTTGCTACCATGAGGTGGTGGCGGGTTTGATCCTGCTGTTTTGAGGGGAAAAGCGGTAATCCACAGTGAAGTTTTCGCCCCAGCGCTCCATTCATAAAGGATGGGATAAGCGGCGGCCGGAGCGTCCACACATCCCCGGCCGCTTCTACTCGCAAACAAGTATCTCACCACGTGCACATGAGCGGCCTGACCTTACGGACGGATGCCGGCTGGTCAACCCTGGGATATCGTCTCATGAAGTTCCGCCACACCGAGCCGTTCAAGGTCGCGTGCATCGCGGCCTTCGTGCTGATCACCGTCGCTTCATGGTTCTGGTAGGAGGGGCGCATTGGAAAGCCTTCCCGGCGAAGTAGCTACATGGCTGCTCAATCAGGGCCCGCTCGGGTTCACCACCCTCATGGGCTTCGCTCTCTACGTCTATGAACGCTATGCCCGTCAGAAGGACCGCGAGGCCTACGACACGGCTCTCAAGGCCGCGCAGGCAGAGCATATCGAAACCTTGAAAACTGTCACGCCGCTGGCCCAGAAGTTCACCGACACGATGGATGTCATCCTGCCGCTCGCCATGGCGCAGCTAAACAGGAGGTCGGAATGAGCCTGTTTTCATGGTGGAGCCGGCCGAAACACGAGCCGGTCGGCTTGGACCCGCAGACAGAGAATGAAAAGCGGGAACTCAAGGGAGATCTCGCCCAACGGGTGATGACATTCGAGCGGAGGCGGAATCGGGTGCATAACATCGCAGTGCAGGCAGTGCAGAGCATGAGAGAGGAACACGGTCGATGAAGCGGCTCAAGACAAGCATAGCCGCGTGGTCGGCTCTTTTCGCGGTCGTCGGCTTCTGGATATCCAACCAGTTGCTATCTTATGATCGCATGCTGGAGGTATCGTCGAGCCTCGTCTTCGGTGTCGCCTTTACGGTACTTATTCGCTGGGCCGGCGATGCCTATCGGTCTCTTCGCGCCGGCCGGGAAGGATCAGAGTTCCTGATCGTGTCGGTCTTCTCGATCGTGCTGATCATCTTCCTTCAGCGTGTTTGGGTGATCGTCCTCCGGATCTACGACAGGGCTGATTGGTTGGTGAGCTCGCCGGTGAGCTCGTTCATCGCCTGGATGATGGCGTGGGCCTGCACGCTTGCCCTTATCGCTCCCGATATCGAGAATGGAGCTATCCCCAGCCGGAGCCGCATCCTGATCGGCGTGGCGCTCTTTGTCGCCGGCCTGATGTCCGGCATCAGCATTGCGCTGTCGCTCAGCTAAAGCAACCGCATCACCATCGCCGCGAGCTGAAGCAGGATGAAAGCCGCGACGATCAAGAGCAGAACCCGTCCCGGCAGAAGGTGCATGGCTAGTCCTTGTTGAACGGCTTATGGAGGTAGTGTTCCGAGCAATGCCAGACCGGCCGCTCTGCCTTCGATCGTGCATAGCCGAACCCGCCCCACTTCGTGCATCCCGGATGCTCGCACCAATGCTCCGCCTCGTTAGGAGCGGCGGGATGGGTTGAAGTCCGATCGTCTATCATGGCGATATGTGCCCCTTCTGCCTTCCCTCCCGGGTCGCTAAACCAAGGGCGACGGATTTCACACGGTCAGACATTCCAGGCCAATCTCCCCGCAGCATCCGATCATAACAGTCCTCAGCCGCTTTTGCGGCCAACCTTGCCGTCTCTGCTGCGCCCCCAGCAGGACAAAGGGCGGGACCGTGGCGGCTTTCCGATAGCCCAGCGAACCAGAGCCAGTTCCCCATGTGATGAGCATAAATACGGCCGACCGTCCATTCCCCGTCAAATCCGGTGAAGTGGTCTTTCGTGTCCGGCCAGGTGAGGCGCCACCGATAGCGGGGCTTAGGTTCATCTTCTGATGACATGCGGAATCGTCCTCGTTCGAGACCGGCCGCATCGGTCATATGTTGATCAGGCCCGCCACCTACGGGTGAGGGGATAGATTCCGCATATGGTCTCCTCAGTCAAGCGACCTCGGCAGAGGATTTTCTACGCCAAGGGAAATCCATGCCCTGCACCATGTGACAGGGGGAGCACATATATTCATTTCTGTTGTCACGGAACAAAATCACCCCGTCGAGATAGAAGTGAGTGCCGCCGCCGTTGAATATAGGTTTTTGAACCCTGTAAACGGGCTTCCCGCACCGGCAGCATTGGCCCGCTACATCGCTCGTAGCATATCGGTCTGAAACGGAACCAAAGACATTTTCATTCATCGCAGATGACCTCCTCCCGGCTATATGTCCAAGTCGTCGTCGGGATCGTCACCGGGACACTTGTCGCAGTGATATGAAGATTTTCGCATCCTGAGATCAAGAGCGCAGGCTTATCCATATACTCCGCAACGATATTGTATCTTCCGAACGCCTCTATAACGACCACGTCGCATTGGAAGCAAAAGTCACCGAAACGGTTTTCTATTTCGAGAGGGGTAACCTCGAACATCCATTCCGGAACGGCTTCACCTCTCTTGAAGGTGGCAACTATCACCGGCCGCGAAACATTATCCATGTCGGTTCTCCAGGCATGCGGATGCATGCAGTTAAGCCATTAAACCTCCCTGGTCCCGGGTTTCTTCAATACCCCGGCACACGCATCTTTCGCGTCTTCCAGCGAATTTCCCTCGAATATGAGCTTACCGTCTCGATAAGCTTCGAACCGTGGGGAAAATGGAGAGTCATCAATAATCAGGTAGGTACCGCAGGCGCTCACACAATCCCGGTATCCTCTTGCTATCGGCTTGTCGATCCATTCAATCATGCTGTTGCTCATCTCCACATCTCCTATAGGCCCCTAGAGGGGGTTCTTCAGCGGGTTCCATTTCCAGTTTTCGTATTTGTCGCCCGTCTGCCGAATATGGGCGTATCGTTTCAGGCTCGCCCATGACCGATGCCCCGAGACGGTGGCGACATGCGGGATATCCATTCCTATTTCGAATAGTCTGCTTACACCCTCATGCCGCAAATCGTGGAAATGAAGATCCACCACGCCGACGACCGGGCAAGCGCGCGTGAAATTGGCGCTTGCGGTTCGGTGATTGTACGGGAAAATCAGTTCTCCCGCTTTCGGCATTGAATCGATAACCGCCATGGCCTCCGCCGGCAAATCGCACCATACATCATTGCCGATCTTCTGCCCTGGGTGCTTCATGTCGCGCACGAGGATTCGCTTGTTCTCCGGCTGGTAGTCTTCCCAGCGAAGGATAGTGATTTCCTCCTGCCGCCGCGTCGAGAACAAGGCAAACAGGATTAGCTTATCCATCGGCATAGAGTTCGGCATACGCTCATTGCGCTCGGTGAAATGCTTCATGAGCTTGTCCAATTCCGCCAGGGTAGGGCGACGATCCCGGCTCTCGCTCTTGCTGATGACGCCCATACGGCTGTTGACGGTAAAGGCATCCCTGAACGCCTGCTGGTCAAGATTGTAGCCCCACATAGGCCGCGCTACGGCAAACACCGCGCCAAGGTGAGACATGTAGTTCCCGACCGTCTGAGGTTTCCTTGGCGTCCACTCCTCGTCCTCTGCTGCTACCCAGCCCTTTTGCATATCATCTGCAAAGCTGGACACATCCGCGCTCGTGATCTCCCCGCACTTCATCGCAGCGATCGGATGCTTTTTGATCAGGTCAAGGCATTGCGCCTTAGTCCGGCCGATCTCCTTGCGGGATTCCCCCACGTACTTTCCTATCGCCTCTGCCAGCGTCACGTCTGGCTTTTTGAGCGCGTCCAGAGCCCCGGGCTCGGCAAGCTGCGTCTCGCGCTTCCGTAGCCATTGCGAAGCCGCTTGCTTCCTTTCGAATGTCTGCGCCTCAGTGTGCACGATAACTCCGTCTCGCTTTATGCGTATCTGTGCGGTATAACCTTTTGAGCCGTCCTTGCGCTTCCGCTCTGTGATGGTCCCCATGTCAGTGCTACATTGCTCCCCTCGATGCTACGCCGTAGCATCCACGCCTCAGAAATGAGAGTCAACGGGCGGCGACAGGATAAAATAAGAGGAAACGAGACAGCCGGAAATGCCTGCATCGCAAGGGAAATCCTTATATTCCAACGGCAAGATATTTGCCGTGGCCCCGATGATCGACTGGAC